CTAGTGACGCCATTCACTAGATCTCAGACAAGACTAAGCCCGCCAAATGGCGGGCTATTTTTATACCTAAAATAAAGTTACTCGGTACGTTTGACGACAGTTTCAAACATAGTCTTATCACTCTTAGGTTCAGTTGTAACCTTATGCTTTACAGCTTCCACTTGCAAGCTCTGCTTCTGTTTAAATACTTCACTTTGTAGGTAGGTATATCCACCGACTAGTACGACAACTAGAAGGCACAAGCCTGCAATTAGATCTTCATAACCTTTCATTCTGTTTCATCCAAAGCAGTGACTTTAAGAATTTCAATCGTCATATCTGTATAACCCATTTCTTTACCAAACTCAAAGCAAGCTTGGTCACGACTGTCCGCTTCTACTTGAAAAGACTTGAGGCCGGCAACAAAGTGTTCAAAGTCATCACCATCATACTGTGACGAGTAAATAATTTCAAATGTTTTCATGTCACCACCATAATGATTTATATTTCTGTCCAAAGAGATTCAAACCCTCTTGAACCTTACTTTCATGTTCATCCATATCAGCATAATACCTAGCTCTCTCTTCCAGATTATCACACTCTATTGTGTATGGAACTGAGCAGCCAGCTTTAGCAACACCTCCGGGAACAGGCGCCATCTCAAGACTAAAGTTATAGTGTCTCATATCAGGCTCTTTATTCTCAAAAGCATACATCATCTTCTTTATGTCGTCTAGCCAATTTTGTATTTCTTGATCTGTGACATCAAGATCAGGGTTGGCACAGTATTCACTCGGGACACCTAGACAACCTCCTTCTTTGTTACGTTTCTCCAATACTTCGTGGAACTTTGACAGTCCTGCGTAAATGATTGGGGATAGGGTGTAGTCAAGACTGTAGGTGTCTCTGTAGCCAAACTGCCACTTACCTTTTCGTTTAATTACTGACATTAAATATAACACTCCGAATAAAGGGTTCCGGGACAAGTATCTTCACGGATAATCTGACCAGCAGCTTTAGCAATTGGATAAGCTTCTTTGCGAGTTAGGAAGTTACCGTATTGATCTGTGAAGCCTTGAATCATCTTATCCCCATCACACCATTCTTCCAACACTTCCTCCATCATCATAATCTGCATTTCCATAATAGGGCAGCTATGACGTGTCCCTGTTACAATATATCCATTGTAATTGTAGGCAGCTTGAGCAATACGACGTTGTACACCATAGTATTCCCAACGTGTACGACCATCTTCCATGATGTTACCACGAAGACGTTCTTGGTATTGCTCTACGACAGCTTTGATTCGTTCAATACTCATATGCTAAACCCCATTAATTCTTCTGGTTTCACATCAATCCATTGGTTGTCAATTTTCTTTTGCAACACCAAGAATGTACGTCCAATGGCAGGTTCACGATAAACTCGGAATTGATATTGGCCTGTTGATAGTAGTTCTTTGATATTCATTTAAATTCTCCAAAAGAAAAAGGACCAGAGCTTTCGCCTTGGTCCTCAGTTTAGGCTTCTTTCAAAGCTATGTCAAGCCTTGTTAAGGCAGTTTTTACACATGCAAACGTCGTTCATTTCCAACCCCTTGCTCTGTACACTGAAGCACCAACAAGTGTTTTTACCCAGCGAAATATCGCATCGAACAGGGTTTTCACATTGTGGACAGGAATGGGTTACGTTAGATTGTGTACCAACCTTTTCCATTAGTTCAATGTAGTCCATAAGTCTCCTTAGAAACTAATTTCACAAACACCACCTGCACAAGCTTGGCTGCCCATTGTGTCTACTTCAGTGTAACTCTGCTGAGAAAGGTCTTTGGAGAAGTCTACATCAACAAAGTTATTGTTGATCCCAACCCATTTGTGAAGATTGTGACAATCCTTCAACATAAAGGTCAGTTTCATAACATCCCCATCAAAGTTTCGTTCTGCAAACTTCTTAACTCGACGTACCCAATCACGTTTCAACAAGTCACTAGAGTCTTCTGGATCAAGTTTCAAGCCAAACCCAAGTGCTGTGTCACAGGCCATCCACAAGTTATTACCAAATGCTTGCAATGCACCAACAATCAAACCAGATGCAAACATTGAGCTATCACCGTACATATCCACAATCTGTTGTGCTGTGAACACTTCAGTGAATGGAGCTTGAGCATATGCACGATCACCCATTGAGCTAAGAAGAGAGATACCAGCAAACCATTTACGGTTGTTGTAAATATACTCCTCAACTTCGTCCCAATCATCGACTGTAATAGTGTTACTTACGTTGTGACGAAGATCCGGGTCAACACACAATTCATAGTTAGTACCGTGTTCAATCCAATATTGCTGAGCAGTTTTTACATAATCAAGCTGCTTCACGCCCATCAAATCAGATTTGTAAATACTACCCTCTTTACTTTCAACAGGGAAGCTAACTACAACGTCTGTCCCGCTACTACTCCAAACACTTGGCTCAACCATTTTAGGGTTGGTCTTAGTGATGATACGAGTAACTTCATCTCCCACATTCATCTGTACATTGCGCAAGTATTTAGGGCTGTGTTCCCCATGAATACCAGAAGCTGTACCAAGAATAACGGAAGCATTACCACTTGGTTTAACTGCTGTAGTTCGTGCTGCCTGATTGATGCCCAACAGTTTTGCAACTTCTTTGTTCACTGCTTTTACAATTGTAGCACCAGCAATCATATTATCAGGATCAAACAGTACATCGGGGTTGTTCATCCAACCTGTAATACTTACGCCAAGCAAAGCTTCTTTCTCTGTAATACGTCGTGTAGCATCAGAGAGGTATTTGAAATTAGAGTAACCAGCTTGCAGAGTACCGAGAATTGCACCAGCCTTACAAGCCCGGAAGAATGATTCTTTATCTACACACTTACCCCCATTAATTTCTGTCAAATTACAGAATTGAAAACCTGACTCACCGTTCTCTGCAACTGGCAACATGCCAATTTCTACGCAAGGATTAAAGCAAAACTCTTTGTTCTCTGTGAAGATAAAGCCGGGTTCACCAAAGTCTTTAACAGACTTCATAATGTTAGCCCACTCTTCACGGCTTAGTTCATCACGAACAAGCATTACAGAGTTATTACTACGACCACGTTGAGGGTTATCAACAAACCAATCACCAGTCTTGGCTTTCAACATCAACTCATCATCTTTATCAAACATACAGATGGTTGCAGACCGGCGAACACCACCACTCAAAACTGCATCAGACATGTGCATAACAAAGTCATAGGCTGTAATGGTAGGAACGCTAACAGCTTCTGTTTTCCCCTCAACTAATGCTTCCAGCAAAGCTTCACACTTGACCAACGCACTACGCAACCCAGCTGGACCGGGAGCCTTAAACCCACCAGAAATCAAAGCACCTTTAGGACGAATCTTGTTGAAGTCAAAGTGTACTTGGCAACCTTTGTATTCAGGGAAACTACCACCATCTACAAAGTAACTACTGAACAATACACCAAATGCATCAGCCCAACCTTCAATTGTATCTGGAACTTGGAATACTTTTACTTTCTTTTCGTAACGCTTATGTACTTTTGGAAGCTTTGCAATGTGATGGGACTGAACAGAGAAACCAACACCACAACCACACAACAGAAGGTACATGCATTCTTGAAAGAATGTCGCACGGTCACAGTGAGATACAGAGCAGTTGTACATACGGGCTTCATGTTTAAACAGTTGCTCACCACCAAACTGCAATGCTCGTTGTGCCCCCAGTACAGCTTTATCTTTGTAAGCTTGTTCTGCGAAAGCAATATATTCTTCAAGTTCTGGTGTCATTACAGAAGCGTACTTCTGTCGGTGCATATTCATTACACGAGAAACAGATTCTTCCCAAGTTTCGTAGCCCCCTTTCACTTCATCCCAACGAGAATAGCCCATGTAAAATTTAGAGGACGACATCATATCTTTGCCAGCGGTATTCATACAACTCCTTATTTAATAAAATATTTAATTCTTAATTTGCGTGCTTCTGTAGCTGATCAATAATCATACCGGTATTGTTAATTTGAGCACCAATTGTTTTTAGATCAATTCGAAGATCAAGACTACAATTTTCTACGATTGCATCCCAACTAGCCGAGCCACCCACTAGCCACTCTTTACAGTTACGCTCATGACCTTGATAAAGGATGCAAGTTACCACATTTCCTTGCAAGTTCCGATGAGTGCAAAGCACCTCTTCTACCCCCATTGAAACGTCAAGTCCGTTTTCAAATAATACTTGCTTGATCACATCTTGATCATTGTCCCCATAAGCCTTGGTAAATTTATCTACCAAAAGCAAGTCACTAAATGACAGATTATACCCAACACTCATTGTGAATCTCCTCGACTAAAACCATAAAGTTCAATTTCTGCTTTTTCGACAGCTTCAACTGCCTTGTCGTAATCTTTAAAGCTACCGTACCAATATACTTTACCGGCTTTGTTTAACCTAACAATCCACGTGTCTCTATCTGCCCTCCAGTAAACTCCACTCCTGCCGGAAGTATTAGTGACCCTCTTCCTTTGATTGAAACCTTGAAGACTTAGATCATCTGTCCATACGCAATTTTCTTTGCTGTAGTTCGCATTAACATCTTTTCTTTCAATAGTGTGAGAATCTGATGGCCTTGGTCCCATGTCTTCATAAAAAGTCTCAAAGCAATAAATCCATTCGGGTGATACACCAATACCCCTTCCAGCATATTTCATATTGGTCACATCGTTGCATCTGTTTTTCATACTACACCAAACGCTATACTCTGGACTACCTGCCATGTTGTGGGTAATCGAGGACTTACCTCTGGCCTCTACTAGCAAACAACCGCAACTATTTGTATGTCCGCTTTTCAGGTTAAGGATTAATTTCTCACAAACAACCCCACAATCACAAAGGCACTCGATCTTATCCTTAGATTTCAGTTCCTTTTGATCTTGTAATACTGTTAGGAGCCCATACCTGTCCATTCTCTTAAGTTTGATTACTGTTGCCATCTATACATCTACCCCATCTTTAAGTTCGTCTTGGAAAAATTCAAATGCTGAAATGTCTTGCATAACTGCTGCCTCAATATCCTCGATTACATCAACAATGTAGCGTGATGACTCACTAACACTCATCCCCAAACGAATCATCAGTAGGTTTTGATATTCTTTTACGAAATCAGAGAACTTGTAATCTACGTTAATCATTTTATTTCTCCGTCAATGCTTTCCACGAAACTGGGAAAATACGTTCTACTTCTTTACCAACCAATTCAGCAACCACTTGCACTTCACGTTGAGCATTAGAATCAGTTCGCTTGTTATAGAAGTTAGCGAAGCTTACCAGATTCCCTGTCCAAATCCAATTAACAATTGCACCTTGTGGAAGAATAAATCGGGCTTGTTCAGGACATACACCAGAGTCAAGCATTTCTTGGTAAGCTTTCAAATTCTGGTCAGTTGTCTGTTGATAGAGTGATAGGAAATAATCGCTTAGTTCATGCTCCTCTCCACTACCTTGCTTGATACTGCCTACTGGCTTAGACCGAAAGAACTCAGGAATAAAAATCTCTGGTGTTGTGGAGATATACCGACGACTCTCCTCGTTTTCCACCATCCCAATTTTATGCTTAAAACATTGTGTACGAATTGGTACAGGGGCTGCTACACGGAACTTCAAAGCTGTGTGAGCAAATGGTGTCCAATGATCATGCTTTGCAAGGTAGTTAATAAGCTTAGTGTCAGCTTGATTTAGTGCCTTAGCTTCAGGCATATACCCAGCGGGCATCATTTCTCGGAAACCATCGTTTACACGTTCATACTCACTAGTCTTTGAAAAGCTCACTCGTGCAGCGTTCACTACAGCTAGATCATCGCCCATATGGTCCAACAATTCTACTTTAATCTGCGACAACTTCTTTCTCCTTATTCAAATACTCTTCAACTTCTTTCCAAGTGATATCTGGAAAGTACACATACATCATGCCTGATTTAGCTAAGTTTGTATAATCTTCTTTTGATTTTATAATGTCTTGCCAGACAAGCTTTGGTCGTTGTGTTGGAACATGTGCTATGATCATAGCAACTCCTTTGGAATAAAGCTACTCAAATCTGGAGACTCATGATGTTTTAGTTTAAGAATCTTATTGTCATGAACTCTACGAATAACATAGTACAACGTCCCTTCATAAGTTGTGTTGTCAAGGTAGCAATCAACACCAATCTCTTCCAAAGCTTCCTTGCTATCACATACATAAGTGTAACTAGTTGTAAACTTCTGATCATTGTTATTGCAGACAGCTTCCCAAGCCTTCTTAGTTTCAACTTCACCAGCAATCAGAAGGTCTTCCATGTATTCATTGGTGTAACGGACATCAGCAAAGCCATCAACCACCCCAACCATGTCTTCAGCTTGAGCAGCATCGTAAAGCTCTTGAGCTTCTTCTAGAACTCGTGAGGCTTGGTTTTTAATTTGCTGCCAGTATTCGTAGTCAGCACCAAGATGTGGTGTGTTGCCTGCAATGTGGTTAAAGCGAGTAACGCGGTAATTCGACAACTTATTTCTCCTTAAATAATCTCTACTTTCTCAAACCGAATAATTTCAGCATCATACGAACCTAGTGTAATACCAAAATCTCCTTTACGACAATACTCTTTCAACTCTTTAATACGATCTTTAGCCAAACTCTCAGCTTGTTCTTTGGTTGAGCCTGAGAAATATTCTTCATGTTTGTCTGTGTAATTGTCCCAACCTTGAGTTGTATATTGTGTAACGCCAACTACTGCACGAATCATTTTATCTCTCCCTAATTAACTTGTACTTCTAGCTTGTTATTAAAGTGACGTCTTACAACATATCCCCTCCCCAAACTCCACACCGTACACAGAATAGTTGTGGAAGTGGCAATCCCAACAGGAGTTGTAAAGAACATCAAACAACCCATCGTAATCAACCAACTTCCTACCATGCCTATTGTAGTGTTTGTGCAGGTTTCAATCAAGGATTGTTTCTTAGTCTGTTTCATCTCGTTTAGCCTTCTCCTGAACTAGTACACGTTCTGCAAAGAATACCAGCTTTTCCGCATCATAAACAGAGTTATTACCTTTCTTTTTCTTTCCGTTACGATCAGCAGCCATACGCCAGATTGCTTTAAACAAGTTCCCTTCAGCGAATGTCAAACCAAGAGATTCAATGATGTCATTGGCTTCAGCATCATAAGCTTCAGATAGTGTTGTAGGATTGCCTACGTGAACTTTGTAGTAGTTTACAGAGCCGCCTGTGTGTTCTGGGCCAAGTGTCCCTTTAATGTCTACATTATGTAGTACACCTTTCAGACGAACACTGTTACCTACACTAAGTACCTCGAGTTCATTTTCAGCAAACCCCTCTTTTGAGCCTTTACCATTGTCCACCAAATAAGACCACGGATCAGGCCGGACTTCTATAACGTGGCCAATAAAACCTTCCTGTACATTCGGCGTGTTTTTCACACTTATTACACGATCTCCGACTTTAAACTTCTTATTTTCCAGACACATCGTTATCCATCCCCTTCAATCTTTTAATTTGTTCAAGTGCATCACTCATTTGTTGTTTAAGATTGTAGACTGTTCTCGTAAGGTTGTCCACTTCTTTCTCCAACCGCGATACACTGTTTTTAAGTCTAAAATCTTCCATTATCGCCCATACTTCTTTTTCAGATGATCAATAGAAATAAAGCAAGGGTCAGCATAACCATCCTTAGCATTATTTAGCATAACCATGCCGCGCCAATGATTGTTTCCGGTATAACCCTTATATGCCTCTTCGTGTTGATAGAAGGCACCGGCAATAATACCAATCTGCATCTTACCGTCAATTGTAGGTCGGACAGCAATGTCCAGAGTTTGTTTATGTCCTTGAACAAAGCTCTTACCTACGTTCTTCAACATACTTGTTGCTGTGCCACCATATGGCTTGCCTGTCATTGGGTTAGCCAAGAAGTGTACAAAGTAAATCCCTTCAATCTCTACAGGTAAAAGAAAATCATAAACTTCCCAACCATGACGTTCCAAGTCTAGCAGCTCGTAGCCAATAAAGCCAGCGAATTCAGGAGAACTTTTAGGGACTCGCATCAATCGCTCACAGTGATTACCAAGAGTGAACACAAGGCGAGGTTCATAAACTTTCTTTTTATTAGCTCGTTGTTTAGCTTGAAGATCCTTGAGAGGTTTAAGCATCATCTCCATTGCTTCTTTACCAACATCAATATCTTTCTTAAGACGGCGACCTTCAAATGAAAGAGTGCCTTTATCATAGAAGGAAAGACTCTCAAAATCCCAGAAATCGCCTAAACAAACAACAGTATCTGGTTTCTTTTCTACGAGGTATTCACCACACCACTTAAGATGTTCAATATCTACACCATCTTTTACTTGTGCATCTGGAATTACTAGAATACGTGAACTCACTCAAAATTCTCCTTATTAAATTCTTCGTGCAAATTATTAGTATGGACAATCATAACATCTTTTGGCGTCTCACAATAATTTGCATACCAGTCTACATATTCATTAGCGGCTTCTTTAGTTAGGAAGACAGACAGTATATTGTCCCAACCGTGCTCAGTATGGGTAACTGTATAAACTTTCATTAAATTTCCCCCTTAAGCTCTAAAATAAGCTGATAAAGTTTGTTATTGATGTCAAGCACAGTGTCCAGCGTCTCCTGCTTTTGGTAAACACTGAAAGTATGGAAATCCCTTGATATAATCTCATTCCTACCAATCCAGAAGTCTAACTTAGAGATAGTGTGCTCTGCTGATTTATCCGTGTGCGGTTTCTTAGGAAACATTTCTATAACTGACATATCTAGATCCTCCGGATCATAGCCCCAATTGTGAGCACCACACATTGAAATAAACACTAAACTGGGTAAATTCACACCAGAAGATTGCTGTCCAATAATCTTTAATCATTTGAATTCCTCATCAAACTTTTCAAGGTCTGAAATGCTGATATTATTTACAATTTGGTATTCAACTTCAGGATTATTCAGAAGCTCAAGGATTTTATCCAACTTCATTTCCAAAGTTGCAATCTTGATACTCAGTTCGGTGAACAGAAACTCTTTGGTGATTTTGTTAGTCATTTCAAAGCCCTCTCTACAACTTCAGTCCAATGAGCACCACCGTTATAGTGGTAAGTATTAAAATCAATTGTCCCGTCTTCGTTCACCTTTGCTGAAGCAAATCCATAAAGTTCACCAGATTTAATTTCAAACTCAGCCTTGTAATACTTTCCACCTACATATGCAATGTCTTCGTTATACCAAGTGTAATCTGATTCTACTTGGTCCAAGTAGGTTTCATACTCCAACTCTTCCTTCTTAGCTTCAACCAAAGCTTTGGCAACTTCCTCTGTAAGATCAAAAGGAATAAGTTTGCCTTTATTGTGCTCCATCTCGCTCATTACCTTTCTCCTCAATTAAACACTGTCTAACAGCATCTCGCCTAGCTTGTGGGTTCTTAGTAACCTTAACTCCTCGATCACCAAGCCATTTATCAATCTGTGCAGCTTTTAGTTTACAAATCTTAATCACTTCACGTTCGATCTTAGCATCATCGAAAGAGATGTTCAAGGACTCACTCAATGTTTTTGAAAGGTGGTCGTCTTTACAAAGGATTTGTAAATCATCAAAACCAACCATCAAAATGTTATCAAAGTAGTCTTGAAAATGTTCAACCTTTGTGAACGGATATTTATTACCAGCGTATTTATGGTCAATTTCAACGTCAGAAAGCTTGAACAAACCTTCACAAATCTCACACCTTACCAACCACTTGGTTCTGGTGCTATCGTCCAAATCAGGTATCGTTTTACTATACAAATAAGCTAGTTTAACGTCTGATTTCATCCAAGCTTGGCGTATAGCAGAACGAACAACGGCTACAACATGTTTTTCTTGTGGTGAACCATCTTCATTGAGTTTCTTCATGAACTCTTTTAGTTTGTCTTCACGCTTTTTGATGTCGGCTTGTGATGGAACTGTCACTTCAAAGTCTCCACATAATCGTAGAGACTAAACATCTCATTTTCTTTACGTTGCAAGTACAAGAAGAAACAGTTGTCAGCTAAGCGTTGTTGATAGTCATCAGGCCAAGAAAGTTTATAAGCTTCTTCTACCCTTTGAAACATTTCCAACTCTGTCTTAGCACCTTCAAGAATCTTACCTGAAGCTACTTCACCCACACCATTTGTTTTGATTCCATATTTCTCTTTTGTCTCCTGCGCTAACTTCTCAAGTCCTTTGATGTTGTCTGCTGCATCTCCGTGAAGAGTCTGAGCCCAGTATTTACTGTACTGAGAAGCAGCATCATTCCAGAATACACCATTTTCTAACTTGTTGTAGTTGAGAAACCAGCCACGTCCATTAGAAACAATATCTTTATCAACAAAGGCTACAACGAACTCTGAATCGTCCTTGTTTCGGGTCTTTATGGCGGCGTTATAGCCTGCCCAAGCTGCGATGTTAACATAGTCGTCCGTCTCACAGCCTTTGGATACAACACACTTTGTCTTGTACTTTTTCTCCATGAAATCAAAGCATTCTTGGAACAATAAAGGCTTAGGTACACGTTGCCCTTTATAGTCTACAAACTTGGATTCATAGAATTTCCTGAAGTTCCCTTCTCCTTGAATACATACACGATAATCCTTACAACCAGAAGCTTCAACAATTGCTTCAACTTTCTGTTTGATTGTTTGAAAAGCAAATCGTGGTTCACCAGTTACATCACTAACTGTTTCAAAGCTGTACATATCTTTTGTACGATTTGGTGTGATCTTAAGCCAGTCATTGAAAGCTGTCTTGGAATCAAACATCCGCTTAGTGCCGTGTTCAATGTTTGTAGCTAGACATTTGTTACTTTGTTGCTGTGAAGCTGCTGCATACAGGATCGTATCCGCATCGATCAGAAGTAGTTTACTCATAATCCACCCACTGTTCTTGGTCAGGGTAAACAGCAATGTTTCTTTGCCATTCTTTTAAGGTGCTATAGTACTTATCCCCACACTTCTCACAGCAACTCTGCTTAAATGTGCCATCAGCCAACTTGAAAACTTGCCAGTTGCTTGCTTCAAAGTAATCCTCTGTTTCCATGAACTCTTCCAGAGCTTTTTGTACATCTTTATCACTGGCATCGTCTTCATAAATTTTGATGTACGGCATTAGACCTCCTAAACAAAGAGGGCTTTACAGCCCTCCATATTAAACCTTAGTTATATTCCCCACTAATCTCTTTATAAAACTCTACAAAGTCTTTAGCCTTTGCAATCTTATCTTCTTCTTTGTCGATGTTATTGCGAACATAAACTTCAGCAGCTTTAAGAGTTGACTTAACGACAGCTTTCTCAATACCAAGTTCATTATCATTCTTCTGATAAGTGTACTCTTCCGCGAGGGCATCCAAATCTTGCTCAAGTGTTACGATTTCGTTGAACAGTGCTTTGCTACGTTCGTACAAGGATTCTTTCGACAGGGTAATGCTCATATTTGTTTCTCCTAATTAAATTATAGATAGCGTGTGCGAAGTGCTTCGGCTACTCGTGGATCAGTTTGTTGTTCAGCATACATCAAAGCATACTCATGTTTCTTTTGTTTCCAAGCTAAATGTGCATCTTCAGGATTATCAAACAATCCTATATACGGACCTTTGCCAAATGGGTTATTACATGCTGCTTGGAACCTTCCAGTCATCTTGTGGAAGTGTACTCCGATAGGGTGCTCCCCTCTTGCACCGGCACTATCAATCAGAAATATATTCACATCATGGGTAACAAAAACACAAGTATCGGGCCCGTAAATCTTATTGCCCGGAAAGAGGATATCTTTATCTAACTCCTTACCTTCCCAGTTTTGTGTACTGATCCACTTTTCAAAATTACTCAGTCTTAGCCATACAGGAGCAACTAAACAATCTTGGTATGTTTGCCTATGATGGAATTTCTCATCGTAACAACGAACCAGCATACTTTTCCAAATCTTGTATATTGGGCAGATAACATACTTTCCATTCTCTTTCCAATACACAGGTCTGTCTAGATCATTAATCCCAACTCCACAGACAAGTTTATTCTTTTTCATTGACTCTCTCGTTTGAAAATGGCTCATCCTTGAGCCTTTACACTACTAAAAAGGAAGAGAGTCATCCTCGTCTTCTGGTTCAGGTTGTGGGGTAGGTTTAGCTTTTGGAGCTTCCTGCTCTTGTTCAATAGGCTTAGCTTCAACCTTTTTAACTTTGTAGCTACCAAGAATATCGTCATCAACGCTGTCCGATGCAGTACGACCTTCAAACGGAATGTGCTCCACCACTTGGACAGTATCCAAAGTAATTACAACTTGATTGTCAACATTCCGATACCCAAACAGCTTCAAGTTAACAACACTACCATTACCGATGTTATCTGTAAAAGCCTCACCTTCAGTGTTAATAACGTTGACAGTCATAGGGTTATTCTTCTTGCTGAACTCAGGTTTAGCTACGTTGAAACCCCACAAACCTTTAACCACATCGTAGTTAACCTTACCCTCTTCAGCTTGATCAGAAGTCATGTATTTAATCTTCCGAGGCGGTTTCGATGTTTTCGTTACACCAACCTCAGCAAAGGTTTTGTTAACCATAACTTCATCAAGCAGCTTGTCCTTAGCTTCCTCATCCACAAACACTTGAGCGCTGAACTCTTTCGATTCACTCTGATATTTTTTCTTGGCTTCATGAACTGCTGCATAAAATACAACGGCGTTCTTGATATAGATATTTACAGTTTCCAGAGTCCCCGATTTAGGCAAGTCACGAACGATTACTTCAGTTTTGTTAGTCATATTTAATTTTCTCTATTAAGTTGTGTATAAGTTTTGTTCACATTATTGTGAGGGATCGATTCTTATGAATCGTTATCTACGTTTCCGTAAATTCTTTTACTTACTAAGTGTAACACCAAGAATACCAACGATGTACAACACAAAACCACCGCCGAACATCTTAGCCCACAGTACAAATCCTGCCCAAGCTGCTGGACCAAATGTCAGGCCAACAACACCTAACAAGTATAGACCATAACCAATACCTGAGACAACTGCTAGGGCCATCAGAATTGCACCAATTACAACTACAATACCGAAAAATGCAACTTTCATATTTATTTCTCCTTAATTAATGCTTAATATCTTTCTTTTTAACTTGAATGTCAGCAACCATGGGTCCATCAAATCCACCCACCAACCCCTTCACTGCATTACTCAGTGCTTCACGTTTGTCAGCTTCCCAAGCAAAGAAATCTACAGAGTCTGAGAAGGTATATTGACTCTCGTAAGTAAGTTCCCCAGCTTTTTCTTTGGTTACTACTGTTACACTACCCATTATCGTACACTTCGCTCAACTACCAACTCATATTTACGCTGAACAATCTTAGCATCAAATCCAGATTCTTTCCACTCCTTCATTGTGTTCCGTGCAGATTGGCGATTATCTCGTGGGAAGTTGAAAACATTATAGCCGATAACAACTTCGTATTCGTATTTTACGTTAGTGCTCATTATTTACTCTCCAGTTTATTAAGATAATTTACCAAAACTTCTGCACAAATTTCACCATAACTCGGCTCTTCACCATTAAGCTTTTCTTTCAAATGACGTACTGCTGAATCGTGTGAATTCTCATAAGCTTGTGGGTCTGAGATGTAGTCATTCATCCAAGCGTTGAAGGCTGCTGCGTAGTCTGGTGCTTGGTTGGCTAGCACAAATGCCTTCTCATCGTAACAACCTAAGAGGTGAAGTCCACTAAGTTCGTCCAAATAAATGCCGTCACTGTTTTGTGAGCGGACTACATAAGTATGACCAACCTTAACTTCATCCCAATTACCAATCTGACGGATCACTTTGTCTCCAATTTTAAACGTCTCTTCTCTCCTTTACAATTTAATTTGTACATCTATTTTCGCATGATTTATTGGGTTTGTACAGCGGTATTTTCAGGTATTTTGGATTAGTGACAATTATCCCATCCGCTACCAATCACATAACCTGCCGTCAATTCTACGTTAAGTTTGTAATACTGTCCAGCTTCTTTTACAGATTCTGCTGCCAATTCACCAGCTCGACACCATGAACGAAAGAAACGTCCATCTTTTGCATGACCAACATCACTCCAGATTTTTCCTTCCTCAGAGAACTCCTTAGCCTCTTTCTCTGTGTCAAATAGTTTAAACTTAACGAGACTTCTTGTCAACTCTAATTGCGCTTCATCCATTCAGTTATTGAGTTCGCTAAACTCACTCCGCTTTCACGGAGAATCAGACTATATCACAAACTCTTTCGAGTCTCCTGCCGCTTCGAATGCGCTTGCATCCTACTCCCTTCCGGGATAGTCGTTACACGTTCCTAATAAATTAGGCTTCGCTCGGGATTGGCATAGCTTTCGCCTTAGCTTTCCCCGAATTCAACAGGTTATTCAATGCACTTCACAATGCAAGGCCACAATTATTTATGGTACGCAATCATTTGTTGGCAATACTTCTTACTTTTCCAGTCATCTTTAAAGAAGTCTACAGACAACCCTTCAGCTTTAAGCTTACGGGCATGAATAACCATAGCTCGCTTTGCACAAATAACACCTGCACTTTGGAACGCTGTGTTAATCACATTGCCTTTTGACCGAATAGGCAGCTTACGCTTATCAATCCCCATCAAGAATTTCTTCTGTCCTGTTGTCTCCCAATACTGTTGCATACGTTCTTTTAGCTCTTTAAGAGGATTAGCCAGCGTCCAAAACTCATCAAAGATAATTTGAGCGGTTTCTAGGTCACAGCCAACAATTTTAGCGACTCGTGCCACTTGTGCATTGTAACTGCATCCGTACTTCACAGATTTTGCACTATTACGGGGGAACTCACGGCCTAGAATATCACTAATTCGACGGGCTAGAACAGAGTGACAGTCGTTAGGCTTCTCAGCAGTGAGACTTACACCATATTCAGGACCACCTTTATATCGGTAAACGTAATGACTTTCTATTTTTGCCTCAAGGCTGTCAAAATCGTAACCAAGTTGTACGTATCCACCCCCAACACCAAACAAGCTACGCATTTGTTCCCCATAAAGCGAGGTATTACGAGGAATGTTCGCCACTAAACGATGCTTGAATCTGCTGGTCCCAGCCCCGCAAGTGTCTGCTGGTGTTGGAATCCGTCCATCTTCACGAACGTTAGGCATAAACCCACTCTCGTGTTCATCATCGTCTTCTTCAGGATCATACCCACCGCCAAGAATACTGTTACGGCGGTGACTATAAGTCAAGAAGTCAGCAAGCTTTCTTGCGTGAGGAAAGCTGCTCTCTAGTGCAATAAGTCCGGGGCAAATCTCCTTCTCTTGTCCTACTGTAAGTGTGGGGTTAGTCAATACTTTAAAGCTTTTAGCACAACCTTTTGCCAACAACTTAGCTTTAATGTTGTTCTTGTTAAGGTTCAAGTGCTCCAGACGATACTTACAGAAAGGGCTGGCTAAGGTCTGTTCAACATATCGTTCTACAGCAGCTTCAAACTTCTCTTGTGTGAGACGGTTCTTCTTTGCATCACAAGTAAGGTCACGTTCCTTCCAAGCCGAAGGATTCCAGCCAAACTTAGATACAAGCCATTCCTTAATGTGTGTTGTGTCTTTCAAGGTTGATGGAACTTCAGTCAGCAATGGTTCTGCTGCCATTGGCAGAGCATATTCTTTGTCAAAGATTGTAGCTTTCTTCAACTCTTCATCAATAGATCCACCATGCTTCTCTACAAACTTTTTAATGTTTGCATTCAGTTCACCAGACTTAAGAAACTGTTTAGTTGGAGGTGTAAAGAAATCCATTCGTGTCTTAGCCAATGGCTTAGGCGGCAACACTGGTTCAACTTCACTGCGCAAAGCCTCAAGTTTGATATCAAGATCGCGAACAAGTTCAATAGCTCGTTCTGTCTTAAAGTCAAACCCTCGGTGCTCTTGTCGAGTGATAATTTCAGCTACAGACTTTTCAAGACTAATAGCGTCCGACCAATCCCAAGTTCCTTTCTCAGCTTCCAACATCTTGTAGACTTGAGTGTTGGCTTTTACGTCATAGATGCAGTAATAAATTAAATCTGCTGCCATGTCTTCAAAGCGAATTGAAGCGTCCATATGCTTACGGAATTCACGCTTCTGAATACCTGTTTTTTGAGACAGAGAATCAAGACTGTGCCCACCAATCCGATCCGGGTTTAGCACTTTAGACGTCACCATAGTATCGGAAATCTCAATTGACTTCCCACACCAGATATCAGGCTCTACTTCATATTCCATATCAAAGTATAACTTACAAGCTAGTAAGTCAAAGTTGATAATGTTTGCCCCTATTACCTTTGATACAGGGTTGTCCTTGATATACGAGACAAACTCACTCAATTGATAATGATCATACTCTTGCTCCAAATAGTTTTCTAGAACGTAAGTATGTTTACCAACCACTTCTTCATACTTACGACCATCAAAAATGTATTTAGGGCCATTGTAAAAAGCTACAATCTTTCCTGTCTCATGCTCTTCAACCACAACGCAATGCATCTTAAATGAATCTTTAAGCTTGTAAGGAGATGCACAGTAATCAATGGAATCTGAATTCAGCAGCCCATTTGTCTCGATATCATAGGTAATAATCATACTATCTCTTTCGTCTCCTCTAGCCTTTTCAGAACAGCCTGATAGGCGTCCAATTCATTTTCATGTTGACCTAAATTTATCTGCTTTAGTTTACCATCAACGTATTCATTTGTAAACGCCCGCCATTTTCCTTTTCGTCCTTTAGCAACGCCATAATATTGGGAAGTTTTATTTCTTCGCTTTTGCTTACCGGCAGGCGTTAAGTCTTTAATTGACAGATAATAATCATACGCTACTTGATCACCTTGTTCAATCTTTATTTTCTTTATCGTCTCATACCGTTGAATTGCCAACTCTTTGTCATCAACATTGAAGATTCCAAGATTTTTGGTACTCCCGAACATTCCAATCTGAGCAATCCAAGCATTATGATAAGGATCGAAGCTTACTCCCATATCTCCGCTTTTATTTCGCAGCCCTAATCCGATGTTATTTTGTTGCTCTTTCTTTGTAGACCATTTGCAATTCTCTTTGGAATATTCTTTATCATTATCAATACGATCTAACGTAGTTCCTTCAGGACGTTCTCCAACGTCTGTTACAAAGTTGAAAAAGCCTTTAGGGTTATCCCAACGCCAATTACTATTGACTAAAACACCTCGTGCACCATAACGATGATAGGCTTTATGCCTAGTATCATAGCAACGCACATTCATCATTCGCCAAGTTGTATGTAATGGATGTTTGCTAACAGCTCCCATACCTAGTTGAGTTGTATGTGAATACTCCCCACTGTATTCCTCTGTGTAGCCCATATTAATCCTCAAAAATCATCTGGAACTTCCTGTGCAAGCAATACTGCCCAAGTGTTTTCATCAATAGTAAATTCATCCGCCACACCCAAGTAACTCCAAGGGCGGTTCTTCAGAACAGTTAGTCGAACATTACCGCGTGAGCGGTCAGGCATAATCTGTGGCTCCAAACCAATAATAACAAAGCTAAGTTGTTCCAAAGCAGCAGAACCACGCATCATTTCTTTACTTACTTTAACCCAAAACGGTTTGTCTTCATTACCTTTTGGTGGTTTGAACTGCTCAGCAGCGCTACGGTTAATGTGGCTGACTGCAATAACACAAACATCGTTAGCTGCACAAAAGGCTGCCAACTCTGTCATTACAATATCAAGCTCCTTTCGTTCATCAGTAACATGGCTGCCACTAACTACCATGCTCAAGTGGTCAATAAGGATATATTTACACCCTTCAACCAAGTGCATGTGCTTCACTTTGTTCATTAGCTCACTTACTGGCAAACTGCCAAAGTGTCCCAACATAACCAAGAGGTCGTTATCAACAATCTCATTTCGAGCTTGAGTGATTTGCTCCAGTGTTGCACATTCAAGAGGTTTATCTTTGAACTTCAAGTAGCTGACTTTAAGCTTAGCTGCAATCAATCGCTGCATTGTTTCCTTGTTACTCTCCTCCAGATAAATCATCCCAAGCTTTTCACCGGATTCCATAAAAGAACTAGCGAAAATAGACGTTACCGTTGATTTCCCCACACCCGAGGGACTAGTCAGCAAAACCAGCTCACGAGTTCGAAAACCATGAAGTTTATCCATCAACTTAGGGAATTCATTTACATACACACCTTCTGGGCGGGGCTCCAGCAGCTCTTCAATACTAATATCTGAAGCCTTAACAATCTTCTCAGCAGAGTAAGCACGTTTGCCAAATTGGACAAGTTTAGCCAACTCTTCACTACGACCCGCTTGAAGGTAATCACTTGCATCCTTTAGGCCGTCTGCTGGAGCAACAGTCATCAAAGATAACCCTGTCCCTACAAAAGCATTAGCAACAGCTTCACGGGCCTCATGCCCCTTCATAATACCTTTCTTGGTTTCAGCCGGAGTACAGTAATCATCGTCAAAAAAGATTGTCAATGAATCGTGCGATGTGATATAGGATTCATTGTGCAGCAAAGCTTCAACAGCATTAGCTGTACCCAAAGGGATACTTACAACAAGCGGTTCAATACCTTCGTACTTAGTACCTTTAACATTATCGCACAACGCCTGATAAATACTCAGACAGTCCCATTGGCCTTCTGAACAGATAAGATTAGTTCGTTTACGATTAATATTTTCGGCTACTTCTTGTCCAAACAACTTGTTACCAATTGAAACACTGCCGACAGCAGACCAATGGCCTTTCTCATCTTTGCCTTTTGTTACGTCTTGTTTTGTATAACCAACAACTTTCCCCTTCTGATTGTAAGAAGGGAAATAGAAAGCCTCTGGTGTTTTACCATCCTTCTCAGACACAGCAACTTTAACACCAAAGCGCTCAAGAGTAGCTTTACGTACTCCACGTTCTGGTGCATCACAGGCTGAGTATTTCTTAACATCATCAATTGTTTCTTTATTAAAAACTTCCACTTCTCGCTCCTTTAGCTTTTTAAAATAACTCAAAATTCTCTCCTAGCTAATTGCCTTTAAAGCCCAATGACGGCTGAATAACAGCGAACTTGTTTCGCGTACTCACGCTCTTCTCCCCTCCAACACCCTGCAAAGAATATTAATCAAATTGCTTCAAGAATAGCAATCTTAGTCATTTCTCACCATCTCACGAAGATTCTCTAATTTACCACATAATTCCCACAGGCATCTTCGTTAGCTGATGGATGAGAGATCATTATCCAACTTAATATTCTTGAACTTACGAATAAACTGAATACGTGTGTATGCATTTACAACTTTAACATCACCAACAAGTTGTTTCTTATTCTCTGCAAGCCCATAAAAACTATTAGAACTTTCTTTCAATTCGCCACCCTCAAGTTCAAGGATACAGCCATTCTCACTATAAATCCCTGTAAGGACATCATATCCATCGTAACAATAGACGCCTTCACGCCCACCATTAACAGTTTCACCAACAGCATACTTAAACTTGGTATTATAGCAGCTTTGGTACGTACCGTCTTCACCTTTTTCTGAATCTTGATCAGTGTTCAACATCACATTCTTGAAGAACTTCCCGTCTGCAACAATTCGGCTACTGTCTGAGACATCCCTTAAAGCAATTGTATCAAGAATCGTTTGCTTTGTAATAGTTTCATTAAACTTCACAAACTTACTGTCAGACTCAATTTCATTCAATGTATCCATGGCAGACTCAAGAGAAAAATCTTCATCCTCATTGAAGATTTCATCCATGTTCAGACCATACATTCCTCCGATTTCATCTTTCAGTTTATCCCAAGAATCAATGTTCTTTTTATTCACGGCCAAAAGGATTCGAAGAAATTGTGATTTAGGGCAGAAATATCCTTTCTCAACGTACTTTTGTACCCTCAAAGCCGAGATAAGGGGATAGGCAGTGCCCTCGTTAAATTCAAGGTAACGTTGACTATTATGCTTCATAAATGCCTCATGAAGCACCAAGGAAGATTGATCTTCAACAAACTCCAGCGCACCCATGTTACAAGTGAAATCATAATCTTTAAACAACTCATCAACAGTCGGAAAGAACTTATACACAATCAATTGGACATCTTGTGACGTTTCCTTGTCTCGGAACAAGATGCTGCGGTTAGTCATATTGTTTGCAATCAAACTATAAGAGCCATCGAATACAAGATCAATGAACAGCTCAAAGTCTGCTTCGTTTCTTAGATAAATATCCAAGTCATTTACATCACGATTACAAAATACTGACGTGATAGCTCCGCCTGCAATAATTGCATTTGTTTCTACAAGAATATTCCAAGTATCTTCTGATACAAGGCTTTGTAGCTTATTAATCTCTGATTTGTAATTCATCAACATTCCTCCCAACCATTCAATTTATTTTCCATCTCACTTAATTGCTGCATGTGTTTATCAATCACATTTTACCCTTTGTAAAGTGGATCTGCCAAATAGATCTCTTCTGGTGCATCAGGCCATTCTTCACGCAATGTTTCGAAGTTACCTTCATTCCAGCAGCGTAGGAATTCTAGTGGTTCTTCACAATAGCCTTTACCAAGCATGTAGCTGATAACAGCATTGTAAGCTGTTTCTGTCTTGTTCAGATCATCAAGAGCCTCTGTGTGCAAACTAAAGAACATATCGTCATCTAGTCCACCACGTTCAACAAGATCGTGGATTTCTTCTTCACTCATTTCTAGGTAGCTCATTCTTCAATCTCCATTCCCAAGAGTTTCATAGCTTTATGCTTTCCGTCAATCCAATACTGATTCTCAGGATCACCTTCATGAATCTCATCTTCTTCAACGTACCATCGAAGCATTTCTTCAAGCTCCTCAATCCTAGCTTCAGCCTTCAAAGACAATTCAGCAGCCGCATGGCGAGCGTCACGATGTCCAGACTTGTAAGCATACACCTTGTTAGGGAAGTCTGCATAGTCAAAATCACTCGATACAGGAATATTCATAATCTCATTGTGCAGATTCATTTAATCACCACCCAAGAATTATCGTAGCTCACCACAACAGACTCATTCCCATCATACTCTTCAATGATGTACCGATCAGAATCTGTCTCATAAATACTAAGCTTAGCACAACTACCGTCAGCTTCATCCCCAAGCTGTTCAACTGTTTGAACAAGAAATGGATCATGCCGGGCAATATAGCTACTATGCAACCACTCTCGTGCATAGTCTATAGCTTTATCACCAGTTGGGGGGCTTGTGTAGTAATGCGTACACCAAGAATCTTTCTCAGGGTAAATCTTAATTCCAGCAAGCTCTGCATAAAGCTCGTATGCTTTATCGCTGAGACTAAAACCACCATAGCAGGCGTTGTATACGATCTTATTCATTTCAAATTCTCCACATAGCTCATGTCAATTTCAGTCTTATCACCAAAAATATCTTTAATGTAAGCTCGTTTCTTACCTGTCTTGGAATGTTTCTCAATAACCAAAATCATCTCTCGCTCCCCATTCAAACACTTAAAGATTGATGAGTATTTAGCTACAACCGGTCGTTCAGACTCTTGTTCCCACTTACCAAACAGCCTACAGAAAATATTCATCCCATCTCTCCCACAGCCACCATTCTTCGAATAGCTTTCGCTGCATAGCATTACATTAATAATTATTCAAGTTTATTTGCTTATATCTTTCAGTCACAACATATTGTCACATTGTTTGTGAGGGGTCAAGCTTTGTTTGTGTCAGACCACGGAAGGTCGTTGCTGTCATAAATTTCATAGCAATCTTTACGTTCCCATGCAGGCTTGACATCTTCCCTATCAACGAAGTCAAGAGCTTCATCTTGAGATGTTGTGACAAGCATAATGTTGTCAATACCACCGTAAGGATAGTATTGATCCCAACCGCACACGATATAGAATCTCATTTACGCTCCTCCAGAATTGTCTTGGTGACTTTCTTTTCTTTAAGGTACTCATACTTCAGAAACAAACTCTTGAACTCGGTTGGCATTGACCAATTCTTGTATTCTTTATAATCCTTGTACATATTCCACGCAAGCTCAACGACTGTTTCAACGGTCGGATCACTGTGACGAAGCTCAAGGTCATACCGGCCCACAAATACAACCTCTCCAGTCTCTGTGTCCTCTACGATCTGCATTGTTTCCTTGCAAAAACCATTAAGCTGTACAGACAGTGAATCTCCAAGGAATCCAACAGTACCTGTGCAGTATGAATTGGTCAGGGTGGCTTCACCATCATAACCCTCTTTGATCAGGTTTTCTACAAGAGTTGTCACTTTTTCTGTAATCTTGTAACTCATTTTATTTCTCCATTTCGTTTACGTTGCTTTTCAGATACACCAATCTTACCCCTCACCTACACACCTGTCAAGCATTGCTGTAAAAATATCCCCTAAGCTCTCAATTCAGGGAAACCTCCTTGGGCAAAGTCATTTGGTGAATTTATTTGCCGTCTGTCCAAGATTTTTCGAAGAATGTGTTGACAGGGATTGGTGATGGAGGTAAGATTAAGACATCAACCAAACAGGAGACAACACCATGAAGTATTACTTGAGAACAGATAACGGCACCCTAGTTGGTAAAATGACTGCTAGGCTTGCAGGTATGATGATGGATACCCTCAGGGGTGAATGGAAAGAGAAGAAATTTGTCTCTGGTGAAAATAAAAATGTTTTTGTCTTTTCCGAGGATAGCTCCTATGGCAATGACATTATGCAATTTTCTGTTTGGAAGGGATTTTATTTGGAGGTGAACAAATGAAAAAGAAATTCAAAATAATCGACACATCTACGGGACAGAAGATTAAGCTAAAAGAGGGAGAAGAGTGATGGGTAACGTAAAATACACCATGCAAACAGAATTGAAAACACCTTGGATTGGTAAACCATACATTGAGTATCAATTTGTGAAACATTGGTCAGCGTTTGTCATGGATTGGCCTGATCACTACGGTGACGACAGAAACTTTCTGAAAGTAATTTTCAAGTCTAAGGATGAGAGTGTTGTCAATAAATTTATGGAGAAGCTGAATGCAGGTAAATCCCCTGAAACTACCCAATAAACAGTGAATTCAACCTTGTGTTTGGAAGGGGATGTGTGAGATTATGGTTGTCTGGATTCAGTGCTTATTAAGATTGATCATTTTTTAACCAAAGCGTTTCCCATATAGTGTTATTGAGTAGGAGATGTGTATTGTGTAGGAGATTAGATGTAATATGACAAGAATAGAAGAGAAAGTAAGAGATTTAGAAGGAAGAGAGTTGTATTCTGTTCTTATCTCTACAGCTAGAGGTAAGCCCTTTAGATCGCCTAGTGTGGTCTATAACCATTTGGTATCTCTGATAAATAAAGAATTAAAGTACAAGAAGTTTGAAGCTGTAGAATGGTTCTTTACCAACACAGCAAGAGCTTTACGTGATAATTACATAGGTTTCTCTGTAAAGCTACAAGCTGTCTATTGGACAGGGAACGATTGTGGAATCAGTATTCGTGCTATCCATTCAGTATTGGATTACATGAAAGAAAATGATTACATTTATGTACTAAAAGGTAGTCATGATTACAGAAATGAAGACCTTTCATACATGAGTGTAGTAAGATTTACTAAAAAACTGGTTGACCTATTCGACAAAAAGGAGCTACTATTGCACATTCCTAGCGTGTCTATGGATTACCCTATTATTTTGAAAGATAGGAAGACAAAAGAAATGATTGAAGTACAGAAAACAGGCATGGTTGAACAGATGGCAGAGGAAATGCAGCGCTATAACCAGAGTTTGTCTGGTGTTGACGTTCGTTTTGATGGTAAGTCTATTCCTTTGTTGGAATATAAACGCAGTTTCAGTGGAGATTTTAATAGTGGGGGACGTTTGTTCGCTCATGGTGGGAGTATTCAGCTTGTTCCGCAGGAATTACGCCTTGCTGCTATTACTATTGATGGTGAATCTGTAGTAGAGCTAGACTATAGTGCAAATCATCCACACATTCTGCTAGAATTTCTCTGTCAGCGCGACCAAAGTGTGTTGGAATTTGTAGGAAAAGATGTTGATCCATATGCAGCAGACAGTTCGTGCCTAAAAGTTGACACTTTGGCAATTGAAGATCATAAATTACGTTATGGTATTACTAAATATAACCCATCTCGTTCATTTATGAAACATGCTGTTATGCGAGCATTGAATTGTGACAGCTTTGACAAGGCGTTTTCTAGCTTGTCACATGAGTTCTTCACAGATAGTAAGAAGAATATTGCAGATCGTGACTATGTAGGACTGATTAAACCTGATTGTCGCCTTGTTTTGTCTGCAATTTGTGAGCATAACCGACTGATTGCAAATGATTTCTTTCAGGATAAAGGCATTTGGTTACAAAATCTTGATAGTGAAATTGCTTTACGTGTGATTGATTTGATGCTACAGTCTGGAGAAGTCGTATTATGCTGGCATGATAGTTTTCAATGTCGAGCAAGCGCTAAAGAACTATTGCATTCCGCAATGATCGAAGCTTGGAACGATGTTCTAGGCTCTAATATTTTCGTAAAGGTAGATCAAAAATGAAAGCAGGTGATAAAGTTAAAGTATTGGAAAGCCCCTATACAATGTTTGAAGTAGGCTCTATCCACACAGTCAGTTATTTTGATGATCGTCCGTATGGAGTGTATCTAGTAGATCCTTTTTATCAAGACAGTGATGAAGAGAATTCGGCACAATGGCCTTTTAGTTTGGATGAAGTGGAGGTTGTTGTGTGAACTACAAATTCAAACCAAACGACAAAGTATTGATTATGTTGTATGTAGGTGCTGAGCAAGGAATTCCTGTTGTTGTGTATAGTTGCTACACATCAGACAAAGAGAACCACTGCGCTGCTCCCCATAATCGGTATGTGTGCTACGTGGAAAGTTACAAAGGTAATGTAGGCTTATCCCTTCATGATGTTTCTGAAAACGAATTGGTGAAGCAATAATGTACAACATATCAAACTTCGAACCTTACACCCTCCGCAAGCACCTAGGAAATCTCGTTGTCCTTGTGTGGAGCAAACAATTGGGTTATCAGTTTATGACAGTGATTGATAGGGTGAAAGCTATGGCTGATGGATTGGAATTTAAAATCATTGCAGTGGAGAAGGATTAATGAAAATCTATGTGATAGAAGAAATGTTTTGGGATGATTGTGACGGCCACAACATTAAACTGCTTGATCTTACTACGACCTTGACCAAGCCAATATTGAACGTGACTTGATGGCAGAGCAATACGGATTTGATTATGAAACTCATAAACGTAGTTACAGAGTAGTAGGAGTAAATTTGAAATGAACATTAAACAGCTTACAGAATTAACTGCATACCTAAACACCATTTCAGAAGATGATCAAGGTAGTATCTCTATTGGTGCATGCTTTGACGGATATATTTTTGTAGAAGATTATTTTGGTGATATCCTAGATGCTCAGAAGATGCACGATATGGGATATGTGTATATTAACAGCGAGAAATGGTGGGCACTTGAAGAAGAGCTTCCAGCATGAGCAACTACCTACTAAAATTTGAACACAGCAACGGCTCCAATGTGTGGTTCACAGTATATTGTGACATCCTATACGTCTGGTCTTGTGCAAGAGAGATTGAGAAACGTACATCGTTTAAGTTTCTGGATGATTATACTGATCTTGGGAGTATGCATGAATGAACAATCACACAAAAGAATTCCTAACAAAACTCTTAGATCTTCTAGAAGAATACAAAGCCAACCTAGAAATTGAAGGGGACAGCTATAGCGGTGGTCCTATGCAGATCACTTTGGAAGTATTAAATCCTCAGACGTTTGATGAGCACTATGATGAGTGGCTTGAACAGCATCCGGGAGAGAAATATCCATACGGGAGCACAGTGCTTTATTCCTATGCGGAGTGGATTGATTTAGGTTATCATGTTGATAAGGATAAACTGAGGAGTTTGATTGGATGACAGGTCTTGAAATATTTATGGGAGCTATTATAGTTGCTGGTGTTCTAGGCTTTGGTACGTTTCTGGTTGCAATTGTAAAGGGGTTTAGCTAATGAATCGTAAACAAACAATACTCGACACAATATCTCTCCTCCAAAATGCTAAACATTTGTTGGAGAAAGAGCTAGAGTACGATTACAGTGTGACAGATGACATTGAGAAGATTATTGAAGCGCTTGAATTTGACTTGGGAGGAGAAAACTAATGCGATTTAATTACTATTCAGAGTTTGAAGATTGGTGCATCCTGCACAACTATGAGCCTGACGATCTGTTGAACAAGGAAACTCTATTAGAGAAGAGTTACTCTAAGATCATTCAGTTCTATATTGCAAATGATAACGGGACTTATGCACGAGTACACAGTTACCATAGCTCTGATGAAGGTTTGTTTGATATCACTGTCGAACAAGAAGGCTTGACACGTAAAGTCACTCAAGTGATGACAGAAAAAGTGGAGTATGTTTGATGATCACATATAAAAACATCACTCTCGTCAAATGCAGCTCTGGAGATTGGGAGGGTTTGTATCTTGACAATGATCTGTATTGTGAAGCTCACAGCATTCCTACACATGACATCTTTGACTTGATTAATAATCACCACATTCAAGAGGCTAAATCTTTTGAAGTGAACGAGGATTACACAGAGAATGTGGTAGAGTATTACGGAGGTTTTCCTCAATTGCTAAGTGAGATTCCTGAAGAGGTTAGAGTCTAATGTCGGTATTCTCCAAATGCCTCGGCACAAACTGCCCAAAGAAATCTCAGTGCTACCGGTTCACTGTTGAGGCTCTGCCGAAGTATCAGCCTTGGCTTGTGCAACAGGTTAGTGTGCCTGATGTGGAGAAATGCAGGTTTTATATTGATAATGAGGAGAAGACGGATGAACGACTGTGAAAGTTTTTCAGTTATGCATACAGACGGCGAAATTAAAAACTACTTTATTGACATTGGCGAGGATAGTTTGGAGTTCAGATTACTTAATATAGACCAAAATAATGTTTACACCCTGTACAGAAAATCTGATACGGGTTGTGGCTATGTCATAAATGTGACTGAGGAAGTTTATAATGAGGAGAAAACAAATGGAATTCCAAGTGCTACACATTCGTAATGGTGCTTACCTATGCTCGGGGACCTTCTCTCAGTGCATCGAGTACCTTGAAAAGAATGGTTATTGGATTGTCAAGAAAGAAGGTCAGCAAGAACAATATTGGTATGTTGAATAATTTTTCTTGACAACCTCATCCCACCCCACCATAATCAACACACAAGACATAGCGTTAAAAGCGCTGAAATGAATGAAATAGATAAGTTATGTAGGATAAATAGGAGAGAATGTTATGAAGATCAGCACACGAACAGAACAAGTCATTGACGTTGGTGATTGGGATCAACTAGTAATTGACACTTATGGGAGGCCTTACAGCTTCCAACAACAAGATGGTTGTAAAGAGCGTCAACGTGTTAAGATTACAATTCCTGATGAAGCTTACGATGATGAGAAGGACAGTATCCCTGAGATTGTAAATGGTGATGAGATGTGTGTAAGCTTTAAAGCTTGGCTTGAGCGTGACCCTGAGCAGAAGATTCCTTGTAAATATGGTGGTACTGGTCCAGACTTCACAGGTCTTTGGTGGGAACGCAACTTCTATCCAGATGTTCAAATGATTGCAAATAGTCTGTACCGGATGGAATTGATTGAAGCTGGTGATTATACAATTGATATTGATTGGTAAGGGAGAATAGTTATGTCAGTAAAAACTAAGCGAATCGCAGTAAGCAAACGTCCATCTGCTGAACAGATTAAGAACAGTGAACGGTGGTTGTTCTTCCTATCTCAGTGTGCGATTGATTGGGAAAGTTTGAGCGAAGAATCTCGTGACTTCTTTGCAAGTATGGGATCAACAGAGTCCAGTGAAGAAGATATTAATAATGCTATCGATTTGGCACGAGGTGTTAAATGAATATTGATTTCGGTTGGATGGGTAAAGTTATTCTGCAAGATTGGGAAGATCCTTTTACTCCTGAAGGTGAAGGATTTGCAATAGTGTCTGATGGTTACACAGAATCTGGTATTAGGATTCATGGTGTACTAGATCAGCGGGAGTACGCAACTTATCCTTGTGTTTGGCGCAATGCTATTCTTATTAAGCTAAACTAGGAGAACCCTATGAACCACCTTACATCACTCCTAGAACGTCTCCAGCAGGCAGAAAGTGCCTACAAAACAGCTAAAACATCGCTAGATAATAGCCTTGAATACATCCTGTGCCGTGAAGAGTTGAAGCAGTGTCGTTTTAGGTTCGATAAGGCGTGTAGGGAATATGTTTTGGCTAATGTGTTTGGACATAAAATTGAAGAGGAGATTGAAGCGTGAATGTATTCAGGAGCGTATCTAATCAGAGGGTGTATAGTATGGGATTGTCCCTATCCAAAATTAAAAGGTCTTCCAAATACTCCTTTTGGGTTTCGTATGGCTTCAAATCAATCTCTTTTTCTTGGGGAGAAAATCAAGAATGAACAAGCAACTATTAGAACTATTTGAAGAACACATCTACTTTCCTGAAGACCACACAAAGGTTTGCTGGACTGAGAATTATGGTACTATCTCTTACAACAAAGAAAACAATGTCGAAGACCTTCTTGATGGAAATGGTGAAACATATTCAGGTGAAGTACGCGAAGACCTAATTGAGATTGATGGGTATGTAATGTATTTGCTTGATAGCTCTTGTGGATTTGACTATCAAGCTATTTTCTCATTAGCTTTGAAGGTGGGAGAGGATGAGTGATAAATTTCTTTCCCGTAAGTTTATCTTGACGTGTGTTATCCAAATGCTACTATTCCTCTCATTGTGGCTTGGGAGTCTCCCTGTTGAAGCTTTCCAAACTCTGACGATTACTTTGATTAGCGGATACTTACTTTTGAATACCTCTCAAAATGTTTTGACAAAGGATAAATCAAATGACACACCCATATAAAGTTGGCGAAAAGGTTATCCTACAAAGCCCAAACCTCCCCGAACATTCGGGTGAATATACAATCGAAGCAATCCTTGACACCTTTGAAGAATTAACATGTCGATTCACAGGGAACCACCTTTGGACAAATGAAGGTGTGAGTTATGTACTAGACGTTCCACTCCTAGATTTGATCGTCTGTGATGGATCAGAAGCTCTCTGGTGTGGTAGTTCCTTGAGAAAGATTCAAGAGATTGGAGATATGTCTTATAAAGAATTGATGAGTTCCTTGAAATCTCCTGTGTTGGAGTGGAATTGATGAATCCTTTACAAGTGTTGAAAGATAGGTTGCAATATGAATTCACAAAGACACATACGTCTAAAGACTATGTTGAAGCTCTTGGAGATGGTCTGTATGCTTGCAGTCTAAGCGAAGCTGCCTTGAATGTGCTTATATTCAACTGGAGTGTTGACCCGCTAGGTACTGAAAAACTTTCCTTCGAAGATAAAGAATACCAACGTGGTGTAGAATTTGTAGAAGAACAGTGGCATAGAATAACTGGGATGTTTTAAAGAGCTGGTGTTTTGATAAATTAAATTAATGGTTTTAGGAGAGAAGAGATGAAAGTTAAGGTGATTAAGGCGGGGTTGAGTAGTTATTGGTATGCTGACAAGCTTGGTGAAGTCTTTGAAGCCGTTGTGAATAATAACGGTAGCTGGGACTATAAAGAAGTGGGCAGTCCGGGTGTAAACCGTTATTTTGACAAAGACGATGTAGAAATTATTTATGAGGGCGCGGCTGTGTTTGATATTAAGAAAGATAAGTGGTTCATCTACACACCAACTCATGAAATCTCTAAGCTCGTGCAGAACTGGCTGTTTGATCAGGGGTTTGTGTGGCAACACCATGAAGACACTTCTGTACGTTATACAAGCTCGCTTTACCTGAAGCTGAGCCCATACACAATCGGAGCGTTCTGTCACACCGATAGCATTGATCTTAAATATGACACAGCTAAAGAAATCAAGCTGACATTCTGATACAGCAAATCACCGACCTTCAAGCGCAAGCTGAAAAATTGCAAGGAATCGTTGGAAAATAAATGTGATAATTTCGTGAAACACCCTTGTTTTGTGATCCAATCTGAGTAGAATGGGCTCAGAAGCTGTAAAGCAGCCGCAACACTGTAACAAAAACGAATCAACACAACACACATTGGAGCTTAAAATGATCGCAAGAATCGAAGTTTCTACCATCAAAGCTGTACTGGAATCACTGAAAGTAGAAGGTGTTCACAACGAAGCACTGATGGACTGTCTAGCTTACTCAAACCTCCCTGTCAGCACATTTGAAGGATTCCTAGACAGTCATCTGTGGTTTACTGAGGACGCTGATTTTGATGTTGCGTACCCTACAGATGAGGCTAAAACTTACGCTATCAGTCTTGGTCAGATCGAAGAGGCACTTGTAAATCAAGGGCTTATCTATAATTCGTAGGTTTGTTTCAGAAGATTTCAAATTGTTTCTAGAAAAGGCTTGACGGCGTGTAAGACATTCGCTATCCTTCTAATCAAGCAAGGGAGAAACACAGGGAGCAGACAGTCAGACTCTCAAAACAAAGGAGGTAAGCGCATAGGAATAATCCATGCGTTATCTAGGACTTAGAAGTCCAATCCTTATTAGGTGAATATCATGGCTCAAGTAGACAATATTAAAGGCAGCTTCTCCCCAGTGTCGGGGAACAATACCCGTCGCATGTTTGATGATCGTGGGAATTTCCTCGGCTTGATTATCAAATGTTCTGAGGGTTATCGTGTACAACGTTTGGATGGGAAGTGTCGCCTCAAGAAAACCTTGGCAGAAGCATTTCGCAGCATCGCGAGGGTTAATTGAAATGAAAACTCTCGGATACTTGATTTCTTGTGAAGGTCGCCAATTATTCATGCGCGATAAAGCTGATTGCTCTTGGGCCTATCTTGACGATGAATACACAGTGACAGAGTTGGTAGCAAAGGTTGGTGAAGAACCTCTACCAGAGGAACACCCCTCAACCGATGAAACACAGGAAAGGCTTCAGCTTTTGGAACAGATTTATGAGTTGGAAGAGCAGCAGATAGCTGCAATGAAGCACAAACTAGAAGAGGCACTGGAGCTGGTAGAAAACATACATCTGTTTGCCAGCAACCAAACCACTAACATCATGGAGGCAAGGGGGCTTTTGAAACTGATCGCTGAATCGTGTGATAAATGGCTGAAGCCAAAAGAATAGAAAAGATTTTACCTCAGCCATCTTGACGATGGCTTTTTGTTGACTTAAAATAAAGACATCAAAGACAAACAACCCAAGGGCGACCGAAATGAACATTCAACAAAAGCAACTCACTCCAGAATTCTCTGAAGGTTGGATTGCTCGTGTCGGACATAAAATGTTGTCGGTTTGCCCTTATGCTAAAGATACTTTAGAAGCCAGTCTCTGGTGCTATGGTTGGTATGAAGCTTCCCGTGATCCAGCCTTAATTTCTGAAGAGATGGGAGAGGTGTAACATGAAAAAGCTTACTGCTGAATCAATCAAAACAGCTTTGTCCCTTTTAGGCTGGACAGAAGACTCTTACGGGCATATGCAATGCACGGGTAAGACTGGTTCAAAGTATCGTGTGAAGATGCAAGCTACCTCTATACGTCTTGAGGTTAAGAAAGACGATGGGGAACAAGGCAGAGTGGGCTTGGTGTTCTAATAAAGGTTGACAGGGGCTCGAAAGAGCCCCATAATCAACTCAAGAGAAACAAACAACGAACACAAAAGGATTTCAGACATGGCTATTCCAGACTACGCAGATGAACGTTCATATAAATTCTTTACGCGCTATTATGTTGGCCCCAGCACTGGTGAAGGTGGCACTGCCTACAAAACTATGATTGACACTCGGCACGAGGAATTGAAGCCCTCTAAGAATTACAGAGGTCGTTGCTGCGTATACTGCGGACAAATGGTTTACGCAATTCAGCCAGATCATCTGGGGTTTGAGGTAACAGGTTATTTTTGCATTTGTAAAGACGCTATGGATGAGGTTGAACTCAATACTGCTATTGAAGAGCTGGAACAGAAGCATAGCGAAGAACTACTACAACTGAAGAAGAAAGCCCCAAAACCTTCTGTAAAGGTTAAGCGTAGGTTGATAGAACACGAACTCAAGGATGATTATTACCTTGACCGTACAATGAAAGCCTTAGGAATTTCTTGAAATAGGTGTTGACAGGTCTTCGAAAGGAGTCTAATATCTATCTACATAGGAAGCAGAAAGCTTCTAACCGAACCGGAGCAACAACCATGACCACTTCAACCGACACCATCAAAGACATCTACGTTGTCTACGACCGTCACACTGGCACTGTAGTCAGTAAACCAATGTCTTTCAAAGCAGCTATCCGGTCTGTTGACAAACGTGACAATGCCTACGGCGGCTATCGTTTCGGCAAACGTCGTGTGGAAGCCTCGGCATGAAGAAGTTCATCGGTCAACTCCAAGTAGGCGACAAAGTTTTCGTTCGCGTAGGTGGCAGAAAATTCAAATCAGCTTGCGAGGTTAAGGAGATAACCTTTAACAACGTAGATGAAGAAAATGAAACAGCCACTATACTTTTTGATGATGGGGTTGGTCAGTGGCTGCAAAATTGGTACATAACTGAATTGATTGAGGTGATACGATGACTTACAAAGTGAAACCAACAGTTACAATCAACAACGCAATCAAACAGATTGACAAACGCATGATTGCTGTAGGTAAAGAACGTGATAAGCTTGATGACTTGATTGGTGAGCTTGAGCATCTTAAAGAGAACTGCCGTGAAGCTTACGACGACCTTCAACGTGCTCGTGATTCACTTTCGGAGTTAGTGTAATGAAACTTAAATGCATACGTGATGTTGTGATGACTAGGGATGCAAGGGTGGCGTTCAAAGCTGGCCAAGAATATGATTTCAGCATGAATGCACATGGGGAGATTTCTCAGAAGACTGAGAATGGTGTACATATGTTTCGGGCTAGTGGGCCAGAGGCTTGGACGGTTTATTTTAAGTATGAGTTGGAGGTGTGATGTGAGCAGTCAAGTGATGTGCTTTTGCCGCAACTGTAAGGCAAACCGAGTAGGTATTAAGACTGGCTTGTCCGGTGGTGGTCACTTTGTAGGGCTGGTGTTGACACTACTTACCGGCCTAATTTTCGCGCCGTTCTATCTGATAATGATGCTTTGTAGTGGCAGTGTAAGGTGTACGACTTGTGGGTCAGTTGCAAGAAAGCTTTAGAGTAATTGTTGTAAAATAATCGCCCTCTTAATTGAGGGCATAATCTATTGTGAGGTGAAAGTGGCTAAGAGAAATAAATACAAAAACTCGACTGAGATTGGCGCCATAGGTGACAGTGACCAAGGGAGTTTTGAAGTAGTAAGTAAGGACAGCGCGCGAGAATACACAATCAGGTTTCTGAAAACCGGATATGTGAAGTCTGTTCGTAAAGACTACATTCAAACAGGCTCAGTGACGGACCCCTACTTCCCAAGTAAATACGGACAAGGTTACTTAGGTGAGGGGCCTTATACGACAACATCAGATGAGCTGCGCCCTTGTGGTCTAAAGAAGAAAGCAACGTTAGCTTATGGTCGGTGGAACTGCATGATGGGGCGGTGCTATCAAACAGCAAACAAAGAGTATGAAAGGTACGGAGCATTAGGTACGTATGTTCATGAGTCTTGGAAGAACTTTCAAGTGTTTGCAGAGTATTTTTATAGCTGCTGGACAGAAGGGTTAGACTTAGATAAAGACATTCTAATCTATGGTAACAAAGAATATGGACCAGATACTTGTGTGTTTGTACCTAAATATATCAATAACATCCTAGTACATAGTAAGAATGTTTTGAATGGTTATCCTGTTGGTGTGTACTATTTGAAACAAGGCCCCAATATGGTAAATCCGCTGAAGAAACCCTTCATGTCTGAAATGGACAAGAAGTCATTAGGAACCTATCTTACACCGATGGAAGCACATAAGGCTTGGCAGGAAGCCAAAGCAAATAAAATCTTTTCTTCTGTCAACAGGTATTCTGAAGAAAAATTCTTTGACACGAGGGTTGCGGATGCGCTACTATCTAAAGCATGGAAGCTGAAGACAGATGCTCAGCTTGGGATTGAAACAGTTAGATTGTGAGGTGTACGGTGTCTAGGTCCTATCTTGTTGGTTCGTGGCTGAACGCTGATGAATATGACTACACAGGTTATTCTGGTGAAATGCTCATGGGACATCGTAATGGTGCTTCCCGTGAGGTTCCTCATTTTACAGCCTCGGGGAATGCCAACGTCGCAAAATACGGCGACAACGACTTAACACCTAAGACTTCTAAAGTCAGCATCAAAGACAAAATCTTACCTCAGTTCAAACGCTTGCAGACTCTTCAGTCTCAGATGGTGGAGCTGGAAACAGAATACAAAACCACAGACATGTCAATTTCTGAGTATTCTGTTCTACGTGATGTGCTGGTAGCCAAGCTTCAGAGACAAGAAGTCTTGTATAAGCGTGCTATCTCTGCAAAGCCTATCAAAACAGAGGATGAATATGAGGAAGTTGGCGAAGAATACACCTACTCAAGCTCTGATGTAGAGTACACCGACACACCTACAGTGGGTGGTCATTGGCTCGATGATTTGAATGATAAAAATAGCCTAAAGAAACCTTTGCAAAAGACTTTACAAGTTGTCAGAACGTTGGTAAGATTGTCACACAAGGCCAGATCCTACTGGCAAGAACTTAAGGAAGTATGATCATGAAAAAGTATTCTGTTTGGTTTGGAGATGTTTGGATGAACACCTACGACGCTTGGAGTGCAGATCATGCAGTCAGTCAATGTAATGACCAGTTCGGTGCTGACTGCAATTATCGTGCAAAGGAAGAATAACAATGACCGACTACCAATCGGCTTTCCAACAAGCCTACACCTTCCTTTCCCAAGGAATCCATGCTAAACTGTTCCGTGATAATGGGCAATGGCTATGTGTTCCAATGTATAATACAAAACAGATGATTGAATTGGAGATGTTGAAATGAGTAGCATTGAACGCATCAAGTTTAATAAGTGGCTGTCCGAAAAGTATCCGGATACTTATGCAATCATGGATAAAGACGGCATAAATGTTTGGGTGGACTTTGCCTATCACTGTTGGCTGGGCGCTAAGAATCAAGCATTGGATGAGATCAAGGAACAAACCAAATGAACACCTATACACAAGAATCATTCCAGAAATATGAACGCAAATCTTCTAAGCGCAAGTGTGTAGACCACTATGACACAGGTGGTAAAGACAAGAAACGAGGCTATAGCACTGAGAGAAACCTTAAACGCAATTGGGAGCAAGAAGCATGAATCTGGAATTCTACGGTTACAAGAAGTTTGACACACAAACTAACGAGTACGGCACTACAGAGAAATACCAACGTCGTGTTGACACCGATGAACAGTTTAATTATCCTTTGTGTCAGTGTAATGATAAGCTCTTTATCAACATTGAACGCTGGACATACAACGGTAAAGCATCAAGTAAAATTGATATGGTGCACGAAAACTCACAAGGTGAGTGGTGTGACATTGGTATCTATAGCTTGACTGATCATCAGTTGATGACCAAGATTGAGCAGTATGAGAAGAAACTTCTTGAAATGTGGGAAGTGTTCTATAGAGAGGATTGAGATATGACTTATCAAGAAGGAACCAAATACAAGCTCCAAGCCGACTACTATGAAACAATACTCATCGAATGTGTTTATGTAGAAGACAATACAGTTTGGTTTGTACAACGATCACCATATGCATTCTGTCCTGACCTTGGCAGTTATAAGCTCGACAAGAAGACTAGTAAACTCTACTGGTTGAATCAAGGGTTTAGCATATGGGAGGTAATCGAAAACACTCTCTCTGCCCACACTGCTGATGACATCTGGAGCAAAAGGACAGGGAGTGGTGGGGAGGGTGGTTATTATAGTGGGATTGGGCAGGATTGATTAAATAGAAATAAACCTCACAGGCCGCTTGACGGCCTTTTTGTTTGCCTATACAATTAACACATCAAAGACAAACACAGGATATAAGATCATGTCCATGCTCCTAGCTATCACCTTCTGCTCAGTCCTAACTTGTGAAGAGTATCGGGTTGACCGTAACCTCACACGCTCAGATTGCATCGAACGTCTTCATGAAGAACGTAAATTCTTGATGTCTAAGCCAGTAGAAGAAGCTTATCAAGAATACATGAATAGCTTCAAAGCAGAGCATATGGATGGGGAAGTAGTAGATTGGGAAATTAATTGTGTTGCTGAGAGCAAATAGTTGTTGAATTGATGTTTGATTCTGGTAAGATAGCTTTATCGAAACAATACAACTACGGAGTAACGGACATGAAAGAACATACTTGCAGAGACAGCAACTACTGGACCCAGCTCCCATTCAAACCTTGCTTTCAGTGTATGTGTCAATTATCTAAGAATTCTGCTGAACGTCACGCGAAGAAAGGTAAGAAGAAATGAATTTTGATCAACATCCAATCATCATCCCTTTCCTTAAAGTAATCAATGGCATTCAATTAGTACTATGGGACTATGTACAGCGTGCTGAGATGTATGAGCAGTTTATTATGATGAGTGATGAGTATGCGGAATACACGCCTGTTAGGTTTGAAGCGCTTTAATTACGCTCGGAGTATAATATGAAAGTCTTAAGGGTTGTTGACAAGGAAGGTAAAGGTTTATATCAAGGTAGCCTATACAAGCTTCTCGGTCTTGAGAAGTATGGAGAACATATACCCTACTACCAACCTTGTCTTTTAGACGAAGGTATAAACATGTTCAAGAAGTCAATGGAAGGTTGGCTCTGTGCATTCAAAGATTATTCTCAATTTTATAGCTGGATGAGAGATGTAGAGCCTTTGGACATCTTTATAAATGAAGGGAAGGTGTTGGAGCTGGAAGTGTCAGAGATGAAGGATGCAAGGGCTCAAGTTGTATTCAACCCCCTGACTATCAAAACAGTTAGAGAAATTCATCTAGATGAGTTTATCAATAATCTTTCCGTTTATGAAGAAAGGTATAAGAACTTTTATTAACTTTCTAGCAGGGAATTATAAGCCACTCAAATGAGTGGCTTAATGTTATCAGTGGTATTAATACAACACCTTGCAAGTATCTCATTCGTTGATACTACAAATACCTTCTAAGCTACGACCTCTCTTGTCTACAGACATCTCTTAAGTATACTAATTAGCTTTAGTGTAGCCACTGTGAGTGTGGTTAAGATAACCTATTGTGTTAAGCTTGTTAGTGTTCCGCTCCAACTTACCCATCCCACATGTTGAACACCCACTCTAACCACCATCTACTAGCCAATCCTTTCACACAATCTTCATAATACATTGACTTAAGCTAGGGAAGTGTGCTAGTTGTGCAGCAGAGATTATTATGGTTGACATACACTGGGTAGTATGGGTGACAGGGTGTTTAGAGTAGTTGCTCCATTGAACATAACGTTAAAATCTATGCACACCAAGCAAGCTATCTTGTTACACCCCCCTGTCAGAGTTTATGTCAAGGGTAATATCTTCAGAGGTATTGATCAGATGATTGGGCAGGTAGTTGGCATGATCTTTGTTGCGAATATTTCTCAAAAGCTGGAGGGGGGGTGACGTGCCACAAAGAAAGCGTTAAGTACTCCTACTAGATATCTGGAGTTTTTGTAACTACAGACCTTGCAGATAAAGGCTTTCAGCATATTCTGGACAAAAAGAAAGAGGTCTTCTATGTAAGCAAGACCTCAAATTTACAGGAAATTTGGGATTAATCAGTATAGGAGATAACTTTATCAGTTAAATCTACACCGAAGTACTTCAAGATATCCTCAAATGAACACTTAAGGGTGTCCTTCTTGGCTTTGGTCTTTTTATAATCTAACCCAAAAGCTTCATACCAATATTTAGGGCTGCCAGCTACACCATCAATTGTAACTTTCTTAATCCTCTCTGGAGGGGAAAGTAGTGCATCCCTTAGAGACATACCTTTACCTGTTCGAGTAGTAACATTACTCATTGTCTTATTAAAGTGTTTGCATAGCTCTTCAATAGTCCCAGTTACCCCTTCTACAGTTTGACGGAGATGATCTTTACCATCATAAGCCAATATTTCATCCAGTGTTTTACCAGCCCTATGTAAAGTCTTCCACAACCCAATAACAGAAGGGTGGGTTCTTTCAAACATCTCGTTATTCTGATACCAATGACCAACTCCTTTTGAATCTAGTACTTCAAAACTTAAACTCCAGTCAGGACGGATATCATACACAGCATTCCAAATCTCCCATCCTTGTGAAAGCCTTGAGCTTACTGATGCGTAATCTTTATTAAGGTTGTCACAAAGGTCTGTAAGATAAATCTCTTTATCATTCCAAAGCACTTTCCTACGCATGTAACCATAATCTAAAAACTCTTGGTATCGATCTACTGCTTGTTGATCAGTCAGACCAGAATTCAAACTGGCATAGATGTGTTGATATGCCGCATCTGGTTTGTCATATTGTTTTACGAATTCAAGTAGGTGTACATCTCCAATCATCGTGCTGTTATCAAGGTTTCGTTTATTACCTGAACTGTCAACCCAACGAAGATTAGAAACGTGATTGTTCATTTTGTCTCTGTCGATATGATCTACCATGGGAAGGTTATCAGGATTCTCAACAAATGCTTCAGCAACCAAACGATGAACTCTTACAAGTTTAGCCTTCTGCCCTTTCAGGTGAAAATTAACATATTTGTATTGTGGAATGCCTGTTAGAACTTGAGCTACTTCAACATCTGCGACAGTATTCCAAACCCTTGCATCAGTACTAACTTTATATTTACCATTCCAACCCTCTACTTCTTTCCACTCAATCATTGTCTCACTCCTTTCTATTTAATCTCTATTATACTCCGAGCGTAATTACTTACTTCGGAACTCCCTTACAGCTTCACCATATTCTAGATATTTCCCATCCACCCTAAGCTGCATTATGTCTTCAGGTATAGGTGGTAGTGGATCAGAGTAAAGTGGACTATCAGACCCTATGTAATAAGCAATCACAAACTTACGTTCCATCTCTTTTACCCTCAAAACATCTTCTGGTACTTGTTGTTGGTATGCCTCTATTCGACCTTGAATCCCTTTGAGTGCAAACCTAGCTGTTTGTGCTAGTCGCCTTGCTGTACTATCGCCCATGATATATCCCACCTCTCTTGTCTTAACAGATTCAGAAGTAATTGGATCAAGCATTAGACATTTGAATACAAGCTTTGGACTGATGTTAACTTTACCATTGTTTGTACCAGCTACAATATAGACAGCAGCCCACACAGCCTCCTCGACGAAGGCTGGCATTTTCTGCTTAGTATCAGAGTTTAGGGTTTCTTTCCAACGATGTTCAATAAGCCACTCAGCTACAATCTCATTATCAGTCTTCTTTGGTAGTCTTGCCATCAACCCTCCACAAATTTAATCAATCGTTGTTTATCATCTTCATTGTACAAATTAAAACAAGGAACGTTATGCTTCTTAGCCAACTCCCAAGCCGTTCTAGTTCCACCTTTCAATTGTCCATGCTTATCCAATTGTGCCCAACAAATAAGAAAGCTACTTGGATTATTAAGGTTTGGTCCTAGTATTTGAAACGTATTTCTTGCATGTAAAGCCTTAGCTCCGACAGAGCACTTATCCCAAGCTGGGTGTGTCTCAGAAGCTGGCCGGTACGCTTCTTCTTTCTTGCTCATCCTATCCAGCACTTTGTACCAGTCTTTATAGAAATCATCATGGTCACCACCCTTAATAAATGAAGCCCAAGGAATATAGATCTGAGCAAGCGTAACTCTTTCTTCAATCTGCTCAGCATAATATTTGGCTCCATCTTCAAATGCTGTATCAGCACCACCTGCTGCACCAGAACGTAGTATGTATCCTTTCTGTGCAAGCTTGAATGCAATGTCTTCCATTAACTTTAGGATATCTTTTGGTGTTTGTCTTGAACCAATACCTGTGTAATATTTCATTTAAAAATATCCTTTCTGATCTTCATACACTCAGTACACCTGTGAATTGATGTAGTTTTCATAGGATGACTGGCTCCAGAGTATTCATAAGTATGGAACTTAGTAATGAACACCCACTTGTGATCACAACCGTAAAACAAACGCTTCAGCCACAGATACATTATTCAACCTCTACCCAATAACTATTCTCAGGAAACTCCTGACTCAATGCCCACACCTCACTATTAGCCTCTTGCTCTGTCTCAAAAGAATCCCCATCAAGACAATGCCCTTCCGATGATTCACCTTCTACTTTGTATTTCATTGTTCACACCTCATGTTTAAACCTGATAGTAGGAAACCAATACTTAATCTTCACCATTGGCATGTCATAGTGATCACCAACCACTCCCTTTACTTCTGTCTAAATAATGGAATACCTTTGTCTCCACCAATACATTTTCAATGCCTGAAACCTTAGCCAGATCAGCACTCAGCATAAGCTCTGCAATCTTGTAGTGAGGAAACATAGTTTGAAATGCCATACTATCGTATATAGTCGGTGTGTCCCATTTATCTAACTCTTCTTTTGTATATTTAGGCTTTAGTAAACCAAATAACCTACGTTTTGTTAACAGGCCTTCACGGTATGTGACTGACTCTTTGGCTACCCTCGTATTTTCTTTCTTAAAGAAGTCATTACAAAGTTCAATAAGTTTTTCTGTTGGGACATTAACTAAACTACTCACACCATCTCCTCCCAAATCCTTCACCCACTTATCATAAGCCTCTACAGGACTACTCCCAACCCCAGTTGCTGCCCATATCCACCAAGCCTCGTCAGGGGCATTATCTTCTGGTTCACTCTCAATAGGAATTTCACAGACATAAAGTCCTTCTGGTGTTTTTAAGGATTATTGGTTTCATTTTAATTTCCCTGAAGGTGCTACCCAATATTCTACACCATCCACTACACAGCGTATACTCATTACGACATCATTCTGCATGACTCTTTTAATCTGTCCGTTCTCTGCCTTACAAGCAGCTTCTCTGGTTCTGACTTCTTCCAAATCTAGAGAGCATCCAGTTGCCAACAGTATAATTGAAATCAACATTAAGTGTTTCATTGTATCTCCTTCACCAATTTGTTAGGTTTTAGAAAGCTCGTCTTATACCTCGCCAGACTCTCCTCCAATTCTTTCCTAATTTCTTTAAGTTGGTCTTCTACAGTTTGCATTCTATCTTCAATTGTTTGGTTCATAAAAGTCTCTCAAAACTAATAAGATGTTTATACCCTAACGAATCCCTAACCTTAACTCCAGTATTCCCTAAAGACCAAACACCAATAGGTTTGTTCATCCAAATGATGTGCGCAATATCTTTCTTCTTACCGCCTAACACATACACTTTAAAGCTATGTGGAGGAAGTCCTGTTTTCTTGTCATCTTCCCAAGTGCGGTTAACAGATACATGTACAAACTCAACACCCGGAAGTGCTTCGATTAGTTCTTTAACGTGTTCCATTATTTCTTCTCCCTAGCGTTCAAGGCTTGTCATGATGCTTTATACACCTTCTTGACTGTTTCTAATGCATCATAGGTTATCGTTAGCTGTCTCTGCACATTTAAGTTGAAGTAGTCCCAATATTTTATAACCCACTCTTTGTGTTCTTTCGTCCTCATGTATCCACCACCAAAGAGTCCGCACTCAGACAAGAATAAAATGAACTCATCAACATTCTTGTAGGGCTGAACCTCCAACTCTTCTCTACTGAACATCTTCTCAAAAAGCTCCCCCATCTTTTCAAGAGAATCTTTGAAGTATTGACTGGTGATGAAGTGTTTCTTATACAGAGCCCAGAACGTCAAGGTGATTCCACCAGCTTCAAATGCTGGATATGCTTCATCGTTGTATTTTAATGTCGATGGATCAAAACCTATTTTCATTTCCATTAATCTTCCTCCAATTTAATCCATTCCCACCAGCCACCATTCTTAATATCCGTAAGTCTATACCAGATGCTGACATCTTCAAGGATTGTGGTCTGAATGTCAATTGTTATTGTTGAGATATTTCGTTTAGGGAATTGCAGGATGTTATTCATATCAACTCCCCAAAAACTCATTAATAATAGGTGCCACAACATCAACTGATGTCAAAAGGAAAAGATGTCCATCATCCACTACGTGAAGTTTAGAATTAGGAATCAACCCTTTCATAATCTTCATATTCACTAATGGTATGATCGGGTCATCGCTTCCACCGATCAAAAGTGTAGGTTGTTTAATGTAAGGAAGCATCCACAGGCTGCTCCACCAACAAATGGCAAGCTGTTGAAACTTGTATCCAGTAGCATTAGCTTTATTCTCAGATCTGTTAGCTTCCATCTTTGCAGCATACTTAATTGCTAGCTCAGGATCTGTTCGGAATTTTCCTCCGTAGATCAAAGGTGCAACTTCAATCATATAGGCTGAATCAGTGTAGCGTCTAGGTGAAGCCATTAAAGAAAGTACTTTCATACTAGGTGGTATGCTTGTCACGCCTGTTGCTGTAGCACAGAGGATCAGTTTACGGCAACGATGTTGATAGTCGTATGCGAACTGGGTTGCTGCGAACCCACCCCACGATAGACCAAGTACATCAACTTGTGCGTAATTCAGATAATCAAGCATCTGAGATACGGTTTTACACAGACCACTAAAGCGATACGGCATATTTGGTGTAGAACTACCACCACATCCAGGTACATCAAAAGTAATAATCTCAATATCGGGATTCGATTCGTGCATAGCTTCAACAAATGGTGCCAGTAAAGTTGTATTCGCTCCAATACCATTCATAATCAACAGCGGAACAGTCCCAACCTTTCCCGGCTTAATTGAAACGTAGATTGATTGATTCCCCAACATGATTGTTTGGTTTTGCATTTGAATGCTCATTTCCAAAACTCCCACCACTTAGACTGAGGTTTAACTTCATACAGAAAATATGAAGGTTTAGGTTTGACAGAGTTAATAACCTTTTGCTGTGCTTCAGAGGTTTTATGTTCTTTCATTGCAATATAAGCTTGATAAATTAAATATCCTTGCTCTTCTGTAAACACCTCGTCTCTAGAACATCCGTTCCATGTGTGGGTTATACAGCCCTGTTCCCAACTACCTCTATCTAGCCAATATTGCACACCTGATACTTTATCATTAACAGTGTGTGTCGTTATCTGCCATCGGTTGGGGTCTTTGCACATACTATCACAGATTTCTTTTACGGTCTCATCCATCAAGTTGCTCATTTAATAACACTCCTTTTATCAATACAAATCTCTTGTTCTCCTCGTGCATGGTAAAGTACACCACCTTTCTTTTCACAATCAGTATGACCCTTCTCCACTTGTGAAATATTCCAAGGCAGCCAGACACAGAAGAGCATGATTCCAATAGCAATGGCGAAATATTTCACAATTTTCTCCCCTCAATAAACTCTTCCAATATCTCACTGATATTGATAAACCGATAATTAACGTAAGCACTGGCTGCAAATTCATCTGGGAAAGCCACTAGGGCGCATTTGTGTGTATCGCTAGCCCAGCGAATGAAATCTTTAATCACTTGTCTGTCGTGGGAATATTGTTGGGTCATTTATTTGCTCCTAAAATCTCTAACACTTCAATCTTGGACTGGAGAGCTTCAATCCGCCCTTGCTGCCAAGCTACGAAGTTCACCAACTGATCTATAATAGGACCAACAGCAGCTAGTCCAGTTTTCCCTTTAGAGTTAGACATTACAAACTCTACAATCTCATCTCTGGTCATAGCTTGTGCTCTATTTTGTACTCTTTAATTTTCTGTTTGGTCAAATGCAGATCCAATTCCCACACACCATTCCATCCCACAAGTCTGGCTCGTTCATACCCTGTCCGGCAGTTCTTTTCAATCCTAATCTCACCCTCTTCTTCGGACTCTTGCCACAATATACGTCTATTAAATGATGCTGGGATTGATTCAGTGACTTCCCACTTACCAAATAAGAATTCAGAGATGCTCACCGTCGGCCCTCCGAAGCAATGATAGCCAGAATGCCAATTGGTACAGTAATAGGCCAGAAGAAACACAGAATAATATCTTCACGCCAAGGATATTTCATAGCCCTGATGTAGCAACCTGTTGCATTGATGTATATGAATATAAGTGTAACGATAAAATATACATCCAAAAACATTGCAAACTCCTAAGAGCCACTACCGGGCTCTGTTAATGTTAAAATAGTTTTAATAGGGTAAAACTACGCCAACTTACCCTATTTACTCCCGCAATTACCCTATTAAGTAGGTACAGTGAGAGCTTCCTTAAACTCAAGCACTAATCCTACCATAGCAAGGGCTGTCCAGCGAGCATTATTTTGTACAAATTGATTTAAATTGCTAAAGCCTGTGCTTTCTACAAAATCAGATACTTCAATGTTCAGCCTCTTACAAGCACGTCTTACATATTTCGTTTCAGATGCTGGAATCCACCAAAGTGGCAAGCGTAAACCAAAGGTTGAAGCTTTATCCCTCCAAAACTGCTCATCCGCATAAGAGATGTTTAGGTTTTCTCGTGCATATTCTTGGTCAGCAATCCTTTTAAGTCGTACTTCTTCACGCTGCTCTTGGGACATAGGTGTAAAGTTTGGATTACTCATTAGTTACTCTCCCTTGGTTTCCACATTTTACCGTACTTCAATACGTTTGGAATGCTATCACTATCCACGGGCATTACTACCAAACAACTAGGTAGACCACTAAGAGTTGTGTTCTCATGGCCCTTCCAGCAATCTAGTGTGCTACTGATTTTATCAAACTCTTTGTTATTGACACGGAGTACGACTTTCTTAAAGGAAATTTAAAAGCCAATCATCGTAGACCGGGTCACCTTCAAAAAGTCTATGACCATTAATAACACTATGAGCTACTAAAGTTGGGACCATATAGTCTGGTACAGCATCTAATACAGCAATATACATCTTACTATTCATTCATCCAACTCCTTCTGCAATTTAATATATTCCCCGAGCTCATCCAACATCCAATCAATATTCTGGACAAACCTTGGAAGCTTTCCTAGAAGTTCTAGCTCAGATGCTGCATCTAGTAGATTTGTACGCAGTCTCTCTAGGAGGTAGTATTGTTCTTGTGTCATTTTAGCTTTTCCTCTAATGAAATAACATATTCGAAAAACTCTTCCATAGCAGCGTTCAATCTGAAAGATTCAGAGTCCCTGCTCTTCTTGTAATCTAAGAAGGCTGGAAACCAAGGTTCTTTTCCAAAGTGGTATTCATATTCCCACTTGATTCTCTGTTTGACTAGGCTCATCAGCATCTCCTTTTAAACTCTCAATGTACTGAAGCACAAGTTTAGTTTGTTCCATAGCAAACTCAATGGGGTGGTTGTCTTCTAGGCCACATGCTTTGGAAATCTTCTTACAACGTTTGTCACATTTACTCAAATCTTTGTGTAATAGCTCCATCTGTTTGATTAGTTGCTTCTTTGTCACTCTAAATCCTCCTCAGTAATCTCTGGAAACCTATACCCTTCAGCACGAAGCATCTCTAACCTAGACAAGAATCTTTCTTTACAATCGTAGAACGTCTGCCCGTCATATTTCAAACCAATTGGTTTACGTTCAGCAGTTTCTAAGAACTTCATCTGTGCTTTGTGTTGTTTGAAAAACTCTTGTTCGTTTTCTTCTGTGTGGTTCAAGAATAACAATGAATCTACTTTAGGGATATCTCCCATAGTTCTGTTAACTGCTACATGTGTGACAAATCCTTGTTCTGATTCATAGCAATATAGGTCACATTGCCAGTTCATGCTGGACCATCTGCATATACTCAAAGTCCTAACTCCCTCTTAGCTTTCTCTACAATATCCTTAGCCTGCGCATACAGTGTAGTATCGCCCTCAGTCAATACTTCCAGCAGCAACTCTTTCTCTTTAATATAAACCCTTGCAAAATCTTTATCGTGTTCAAGGATTGACTTGCTGTTTGAGATAAGGTCTGCGAGTTTGATTGTTTTACAAGCTGGCGATTGCATAGCTGTATGTTTACGATCAATCTCCTTACGAACAGCTCTGTTACCATCTTCTGGTTTTGAGACATCTGTAAGACCTTCAACGAGCATAGCAATACAATATCCAAATTCACTTATAATCAGATCAATCGTAATTTGCGTGTCTTCGCATAAATCATGCATAAGGGCAGCACATCTCATACTGTCATTTACATAGGTGGCCTGTTCAATGATATCACAAACCTCAACAGGGTGAACAATGTAGTTGTCTCCTGTGTACTTTCTTTTCTGGCCTACAGCAGCATGGCCAGCCATTGCAAAGTAATACGCCTTTTCTACAATACTCATCACAGATACACCGCTAGAATTTCATTAATATCTTTGGATTCAAGATATCTGCCAGACAGTTCTACAAACTGTTCAGACTTGTAATCAAACTCTTCATTGTGATAAGGAATGGTGAATTCAATTCCATCTACAGAGAAACCACCGTAGCCGTGACACGACTCTGTGACCTCTACAGTTACTTTATATTCTTCAAGCAATGCAGAGAGCTTAGTAAGAAACTCAATACTTTTGTTGTTCAGTTCCATGGAAACCTCTTAATTAATTTGTAAAGCAAGGATACAACAAAGCCCAACACCAGTCAAGGCATTGGGCTCAAATTTATTCAAATAGATATTCAACATTGGCAGAGTAATAGTCCCGGATTACCTCATCAACCTCACGATCAGAGAAGCCTTTTGTAAAGAACACTTCAACGAATTTCCCAAGGTCTTTGTGATTGCCGAAATGATAGTCTTCAGACCACATCCAATGTGAGTTGCTAAAAAGCAAGGCAATAGTTCTGTGCTCCATTTCACACCTCACAAATACTTATTGTTAAGAAACAGCCGACTGTAACTTTCAATAACAAACTGGATGCGGTGATCTTGACAGATAATCTGTTTAGTCTGTCGGCAATACTGGAGCTTCACAGACTTAGTAATCCTAGCAGCCTTCGCCTGAGCAATTTGATAATCGTTAAAGCTCCAGATCGTCAGAAATTCTGGAGGGCGACCAAATACACACTTGACGGAGCGACCATTGTATAAATCGATAGCAGTTTGCACACTAATCTTTTCACGACCTTTGTTTGAATAATCAGCACTGATAAAATACGGATGACCACCATACCACTGTTCAAATTCGTATCCGAGCGCTTTCATCACTTGTTTTAGGCTATGAATTTGAAGATTTCGAGTATCCTGAATTTCTTCGGGGTTCCAACTACTCTCGTTACTGTGCATTTTGTTCTCCTTTAGATTTATACAAGGCTTCAATTAAATAACTAGCGGAATTCTGGACTCTTGTCGGATAGCCATCATATGCAATACTAAACCCACTCCCAGCTACTAACATATCTTTCGTTACTAGGTACTTGTGTTCATGTTCCAGTGACTCGTAATTGTCTAGCATCCACTTGCACATCTTGTCAAAGGCTCCATCTGTCATCAGCGACTGATAAAGAATGTAGTAACAGTATGATGAACTCAAAAACCAAGAAATGCAAGAGTTTTTATTCTTTTTGAAGCATTCTCTAACGACGTTATCAAAAGATCCATTCTCTGGATTAAGTCGGTTCATATTTTTACAACCTTTACGCCTTGTTCCCGCAAGTAATCAAGTCCAGATGTATCTCTGAATTCGTCCCGATAGAAAACTTCTACGATACCAGCATCCAGAATATCAATCGAGCATAGTTTACAACAGCCAGCGGTAACAAAGAGTGAAGCGCCTACAGCAGATTCATTTGTCTTACATAGATTCATTAGTACTGAGCGTTCAGCGTGCCTAACTTCTCGCTTGGTGACTAACTTATAATATCCTACTTCATCTTGGTATGGGAATGTTTCATGAAAGGTCTCAACATCCAACCAAGCCCCCGCACCATCAGAGTAAACTTTATCTTCCAGCGGACCATCTATTGCAGCAGGAAGCGCGTTATATCCTGTTGAAATAATATTATTATCTCGTACCAACACTGCACCTACTTTCAGTCTAACACCACTTGATGTATCTGCCAATACTTTTGCAATGTTCATGTACATTTGAATGTGTTTATCTTTCACTACTTCTTCCTCGTCGCCGTACCTCTGCAACTCAATTCACCGCTCTCTGATTTAGATACTGTCTTCTGAAGCTTACTAGCTACAACAGTATATCGACCTTTACCATAAACAGAGTCTATATATTCTTGTGCAGCAACTCTTGAGGAAGTGTGTACAAACCAATATTCTCCCATAGCATTCTGTATGTAAAAGGTTGATGGGGGTATGAACAGGTAATCCGTAAATGTCTGGTAGTCTACGATAGTTACTTTAGGATCTTTCTTAGGTTTATCAATCACAGTAATCATAATCATCCTCTGGATAAGGTCCGTCCCACTCAGGCTCTTCTTCGAAATCTTCTGTATCTTCGTAATAATCATCTGAATCACGATCAATCCACAAGTCGTAGTCAGTCATCTAGATATACCTTAACTTTGTTAACCATACTTTCCATTTCACGTTCAATCCATCGTGCAGTTGGACCCTCTTTATTATTTGCAGCTAGTTTAATGGTTGCACATTGACAAAGAATATCCATAACTAGTTGATTAAGTCTGTCAGCCTTTTTAAACATGTCATCACTCATCTCCAAAATCCTCCTGCCAAGCTCCTTCTCCAAACTCAGCAACATAAAGTTCTTTATCTTCTTCAGTCATGTTTTCTAAACTATCAGCTAGCCAATTTTGTGTATCAATGCAAGCTTGAAGTAGTTTTTCATTCACAATCAATCACCTCTGAAATAGCACTCACCAAATCCTCCCCAAGTGCATGACTAGCTCCCTCTAGATCATGATCCAACCAATTTCCGATTGTCGAAGTTTCTTCTTGCTCATCGTTAGAGTATTGTGCAAATTGATTCACTGTACATTCCACCCTTCAATATAAAAACTAATTCCAGCGAGACTTCCACTATCAAACGCCCGTGCCTGATAACCTGACAAGAATGCATCAGCCTTTTCAGAAGTATCAAAGATTTCTAGAATTTCTCTGTGTCCAAAGTCTACTTTAATTACAACAAATACATTCATTACATTCCTCCTTGCATATAGTGCAGATCAAGTTCTAGATTCCAATAAGGGTCAATATTGAACTCTGGTTCTAGGTGTTCGTCTTCGTCTGGAACTTCGTAGAGTTGGTCAAAGATGTTTTTCATTGAAATGTCACACTAATCTTAGGAAGTTTACGTTCAGCACGATCTTGTACAGACAGTTCTTCAATAGACTGAATGCTAAATACTACATCTCGTTTAGGGATAATCTTTTCAACTTCAGATAACAGAAAGTCTAAACCGTCTTGTGTATATGGAATTTTCTCATGTTCTTTCAAGACTTGAAACAGGGCTGCGTTCAACTCGTCTTCAGTATACATTATTCTTCCTCCTCAGAATTCTCTGACTTTTCCTGTGCAGCAAGGTCAGCTTGTTGTCCTGTAAGTAGTTCCTCAATTTCTTCGTAGCTGATCATAATATTTCTCCTTAAATTTCGTAGGTTTTAACAGAGTGTTCGGTGATTTCAGACTTGAGCTTATAGATACGTACATGGTCTTCAACACCAGCCAGAGTATTTGCTATACCAATGGTACCAATTCGCGTGTTGTTCTTATCTAGGCTATGTGCTCGGTACAGTTCTTCACCTAGACCGTTGGTTACTTTAACGATTTCAACTTTCATTTTATTTCTCTCCTTTGTGTTTGGACTAGTGGGAGTATTGTAAACCTCCCACGTATTCATTGCAACAATTATTTTACATCTGTTTCAGGAAAAGGTGCTGTGACCTTCTTTGCACGACTTGCTTTCTTTTCAGCAGCCAATTTCTTTTTCTCATGTAGGGCGATGCCTTCGGCTACCTTCTCAGCAATCAAAGCTTCAAGATCGAAGTCCTCAATATCTTCAAAGTCTTCTCCACGTGCCTCTGCTGCCAAGCGTTGGTTCTGAGGACAAGATTCATCGCCACAGTTACAAGGTTGATTGTTCCGGTATTCTTGGTAAGCTTCCAGTCGCTCTTTCAGTTCTTCCGAATCAATCCACAAATCTTGGCCTTTTCCGACCAAAGAAATTTCTTCGCTAGACATAAAACCATCATACATACTGTGGAGGAATTTATCAATTCGTTTATCCATGAATTGCACATGACTACGAATTTCGCTGTCTTTGCCAAATGTTCCCCAACTTGCTGTGTGCACGAAGAAATATGCAAAATCCCCTAGAAGCCAGTTTTGACACGCAAGGGCCACACCTGTTGCCATAGAACCGCAGATATCGTGAATATATGCCGTTACTGGGGCACGGCAAGCTTTAATCCCATCAATCAGCATCAGACCGCTGTCTAGGCGACCTCCACCACTTGAAATTATAACCCGCACTTCATCCCACTCGTTTGCGGATTCAAGAGCTTCCATGTGATCCCTGTACTCAGAAGGTGCTCCAATTTCACCATCTAGGTAAAGCGTGTACACTTTAGTTGGGATAGTTCGTTCCCGTACAGACCCGTTCATACTAAATTGTGGAAACATGAAATCTTCATTGTTAGTAGTGTTCATACCATCCCCTTATTTACCGTGATTTTCTGTGTAACCAGCACCGACCAGATTTAAACGTTCAATCATCAACGACCTAAACTCACAAGCAGCAAAGAAAGCTAATTCATCACCATATTTAGGTATTGAAAAGTACCTACTCTTTTGTTTTCCGCTTGTAGGATACCAACTTGCACACCAATAATCTTTGCCATCCGATCCAGTGTGCAATCTTACCCCGGTTACACCACTCTTGTTACTATTATACATACCCTTGTTTCTGGCTTGCATATCATCATTTGCCCATCTTACATCCCCTTCTACGTAACCAAGGGAATTTTCTATTCGATCAACTGAGACACGCCCCTTGAAGTTTTCCGGTATAGGTCCAATGTCATTGTAGAAATTCACAAAACTTTCCGAAAATGCTTGTGAAATACCAATCTTCGAATAAACTGCATACTCTTTTGAATTTGGGTTAGTACAACGACCTTTCATTCTTTTCCAAACTTTCTGCTCAAGACTTCCTGACATTCCGTGGGTGTAATACTTCTCTGCAAAAGCCTTATTGGTGACAGCAATCACTTCTAAGTGTAGACACCCACAAGATCGCGTATCATTAGCGGACAACTCTGCAGAAGTAACTTTAGTAGTATTACCACAAGAACATTCTGCATTCCATACCAAAGTCCTCCGAGTTGCATGCCTACCTTCAACATTCTTGATAACCAGTCTTCCGACTTCGTGGCCTGTCCAGTCTAAGGCATTGGATGCAACTCTTACCCCATTAATTTCTTTCAAATTACTCCCTACCCCTTCTCAAAGTAAAACAATTTAACAAGCGCCTTAGTCAATTTACTACGACGTCCACTGTCCTCAAATGTAAAGTTCACAAAACCAATGTTATTTTTGATTTCCTGAATATCTTCATCATCGAGAAACTCTGGTGGTGTGTTGTTTGCAGCTTCTACAACTTCACTCAAGTATTTAAGCCCCGTTTCCTTACGGATGTCTTTTTGACGCCAATCCCCCGTCATGCAAAGTTGCGCACCGTCACCAATACGAGTTGTTAGCATTTGCATAAGGTCAGTATCAAAGCCCTGCACCTCTTCACAAAGCACAAATACGCCGTCTTCAAAGCTATAGCCGCGCATCCACTCGACGCTTTTGAATTCAATTACCTTTTTCTCAAGCATATAAGACAATTGGGTTTTACCGAGGAACTTAGTTAGGTGCTCCAAGATGCTGGTAAAAATTACGGAAAGTTTTTCGCCCTCCGTGCCGGGAACTGCACCGATTGTACGCCCACAAGACTCATAAGGCCGGACCAAAAACAATTTGTGGATAGATTTAGCTTTCAGCAAATTTGCAGCGTGCCATGCAGCTAGAATTGACTTACCACCACCGGCTGGGCCTTGTAGAGCCACGATTTTACGACCTTCCTGTAGATACTGTGCCCCGAGCGTCTGTGCCTCTCCAATAGGCTTAAAGTGCAACGAATTAAACTCTTTTTCGTCATCGTACTTATGGTTTACAGCAGGTTTACCAACCTTATCCTTACGAACACGTTTACGGGGAACGGCAATATCTTGACCGTCAACTTGTACTACAAACGCTCTCTCGCGACTTCCCATGCACTTGTTTCCTTCTCAGTAATTAAATTTCCACACCTTTTCTTTGCTTCACCACTTTCCCAACATCTCTAGCTTCCCACACTTCAATCTACTATGCAAGCTTTATTTGATCACAAACTTAAATTTACTTTCAGGCTTCAACACTTTCAAGAAATCCTCATAAGCTTCTTCCACATCACATCTTTGTGAGATACTGCATGAGATTCCATTGAAGTCAAAACGAGTGTAGCCAAGATTCATCTTTATTGCAAATTGTTTAGCCTGATGACAA